ATTTGCTTGCAATAAACAGAATTTACCAATTTTTTCTACATTTTCTGCCAAATAAATAGCCGGACCATCGGTTAGTGTATATGCGTCTTTTGTGGTTATAAATGTTCCATTTTTCGGGTCCAATATATTTGATTTATTATCAACAAGAGGCGGGTCAAGAGTAATGCTTTTTTTGAGAAATTCAACCTGTTCTTTGTTATTTATTGGTATTTTCAGCGTCCGTTCATTCTTGAAATACGCATATATTGCTGGCCATTTATTTTCACTAATATTATCGAGTATATTCAAATAATTTTCTTTAATTGTTTCCATTGTAATTGATTCAAATGTATGGAATACAGTTTCAATATAGTATTTTTCATCATCCAATAGTTTATTTGAATTAATATATGTAATGAATAGTGATACTTCGTGAAGGTCGAAATAACGCAATAATGTTTTATAGTTAAAACAATGCTGTACACACGATTTCAACTTTGAAAAATCCTCATATAATAAATGTGGCAATTCTACAAAACCAAAATGATTAATAATAGGTATTGTTTTTTTACAATCATCACTTGATATAGTATAGACGTTTGAATTGTCCGTATACGAATGTTTATTTTTAAAATCTGCGATAACTTCGGTAATCTCGTCTTCTTTTGGTAAAGTCGCAGAGGATAATACAATATTGGGTATTACATTTTTACTCCAATTTTTTTGAATAGTTTCGTGGCATTCGTGATTCTCATAATCGAGTGTAATTGTTGGTTCATCCCAGAACATTATCATATTATCTCTAACATTAAATTTCAACATATAATCCATAGCGTATAAGTACGACTTAATATCACAAATCATAATTTCTACTTTGTCCCCAACGCTATTGTCTATTTTTTTACTACCGTCTTTGTATTTGATGTATTCTCCAATCTTTTTGCATTTTGGATACTTACAACAACAGATTTCTTTTTTTGAACCGTCTTTTCCAGACGATTCAACTAATTCGTGCTTAAAGTATTTACTAGATGAGTAATAATGTAGACGAATATCTTCTGTGGATTGGCAACCAAACGCAAATGCTACCTTTTTCTTCATTGAAATTGCCGACTTGGCCAATGAAACACCTACATGGCGTGCCGCACAAACAAAGATTATTCTGTATTCATTTGACAACCCAACCGGTGTTAATGTTTTGCCCGTTGCCGTAGGCGCTATGTACAATACTAATTTGGGATCACGCGACCCTCTAAAAATATTATAAATCTCCTTTTGATGTTCATATAATTTATCATCCTTGTATTTAAATATATATTCATTTTTTTCGATATATTCAAGCGATTTAGAAATAATAGTAGATTTTTGAACAAATGGGGTATATTTTTGAATTATATATTCAGCATAGGATATGAAGTACTTATTAATATTGGTAATAGTATTTTTTTGAATATTAATCAAACTGTAGAAATAGTAATGCCATCTGTTATTATTACTCGCAAAATACTTTAAAAGTTTATTAATGATATATAACATAATATGTTCAAACACATTCTCTTCATTTATTTTATTTGATGAGTTTTGTTCAAATCTAATCTGGTCTGTTTTTTTCAATTTAATTTTTTTATCTAAAAATTTATAATTCAGGTCATAGTCGGTTATTTTATATTTTTTTAGTTGTTTTTTAATAGGTTCAATAAAGTATAATTTAAAAATATATTGTTCGATTTCTTCGCAATATTCTAATTTTAAATAATTTAAGATAGATAAGTTTACATTATGAATAATATCTGGATTATTATACCCATTTGAAATCATATGTAAAATATCCTGCTCTTTTTTTTCCACAATAATCTCGATCGAGTTCCATTCGCTGCGAGTTAATTTTCTTTGAGTGAGGTCCATTTAGTAATTATATGATATAATTTTAATATTAATAAATCAATTTTATGTTAAATGAATTATTAATAAATATACTATAAATTTATGAATATCGTAATTACTGGCGGAACTGGATTTATTGGCTCTCATCTTTGCGATTACTTAATTCGCCAAGGTCATTCTATTTATTGCATTGACAATAACTACTCTGGAAATATTGACAATATTAAACATTTAATAGATAATACAAATTTTACATTTATTGAAGAAAACATTATTCATTTTGATAACACATATTTTAATTCTATCAATATTGACCAAATTTATCATTTAGCATGTCCAGCATCCCCTCGGGCTTACCAACGAGAACCAATCGAAACGTTAAAAACCAGTTTTATTGGAACATTAAACATGTTAGAATTAGCAAAAATGAAAAAAGCAACTATACTTTTTACATCAACTTCTGAAATATATGGAGACCCATTACAACACCCACAAGTAGAATCACATTGGGGAAATGTGAATCCTATTGGAATTCGGTCATGCTATGATGAAGGAAAGCGGGTTTCGGAAACACTCATGATGGATTATTATAGAACTTTTAATATTAAAATTAAAATAGCTAGGCTATTTAATACTTATGGACCTAATATGGATAAGGAGGATGGTAGGGTTGTAAGCAACTTTATAAATCAATTATTAGAGAATAAAGATATAACTATTTATGGCAATGGATCACAAACAAGAAGTTTTTGTTATATAACAGATACACTAAATGGCTTAATAAAACTTATGAATAGTGGTCAGGATATTCAAGGCCCAATTAATATTGGCAACCCTAACGAAATTAGTATAAACGATTTAGCATATTCTATAAAAATGTTAATATCCGGAAGTGATTCTAAAATAATATTTAAAAATTTACCGGAGGATGACCCCAAAGTTAGAAAACCATGCATTAACAAGGCAAATAATTTATTAGATTGGTATCCTGATGTTACATTATTTAATGGGTTAAAAGAAACTATTAAATACTTTAAGAGTCTTAATAACTTACCATCTTGATTTCTTAACATTAATTTGTTGGGTTGATTTTTTTCTACTTTTTTTAGGGTCATAACTTTCATCTTCATCATCCGAACCTATATTTTTAGACAATTCCCAAAATTCTTTTGACCCTAATTTGAAATCCCCGTGAGGGTCTGCTTTATACCAAAAAATCTGGTCTTGTAATTTATTTGATTTCGCATTATTATTTATTACTAAACATTCAAAATTTTCAGTACACTGATCCATAACTTGACAAAAAGATTCAAATGTTGGAAACATACCTGCATAATTCTCGTATATTCTTTTACGATTAGTAATATATGGCTCTCTTAATATAAAAACATAATCTATATTTGTTCTTAAATTCGGCGGAATACCCAGAGGATATTGCATGGTAATAATTAACATTACTTTCCAATGTCGTCCATTCATAAATAACAATCGCATCATTTTATCTTTTGACCAACTAGAATCATACAAACAATCGTCTAATATTACAAAGGTTCGTGGGTCTATTGTTGATCTTCTATACATTTCTTCCTCTTTTCTTATTTGCTTGAGAACTTGTTTTTGTCTTTGCAATATTTTTTCTATAATGGCTGTATTATATTCATTATGTATAAAAAGTTTAGGGACATGTTTCCCATAAAACCCATTACCTTCTTCTGTTCCAGATATAACCGTACCAATTGGAATATCTTGTTTATAATATAATAAATCTCTTACTAAAAAACTTTTACCCGTATCTCTTCTACCTATTAATACAATTACAGGTCCTTTATTTTCATTTGGCTTAAATGTAATATTTTTCATTTCAAATCTTTTTAATTCTAGGGATGACATAATTTAAGAATATATGAAAAAATAATTAAATTAACTAATTATGTCAAAACTTTAATAAATAAATATATATTTATCATAATGTTTCAAATTACAAAATATGATTTGGAGAATGAAGACGATATATTTGAAAATATCAAAAGGTTGGGCAATTTAGAAAAAATACAGACATATATTCCAATATATGATACATTATTCGAAAGTAAAACCAAAAAAGTATCCTTAAATAATTTTAACTTTTTTTCAAATATTAATAAAACGGACGAACAGAATGTATTTTATACAACTGATACCGACGTTTCTTCTTTTTTTGTAAAATATAGCCCGCTATTAGACCCAATTAAATATTTGTGTGGAAAATATGATAAGTTGAATATTTTTGAATTACCTGATTGTAAAAAAGATAAAATTAATAATCAATTAGATAAATTAAATGAAGCAAATAATTTTTCATACGTAGATGGCCTTTTTGTATATTTATCAAGCCAACTATTAAAAAATAATAACATTTCACACGGAGTTGACTTTTATGGTTCATTTTTAGCAATTAAAAATAATTATTCCATAAATATTTATGATGATTTTGATTTAATTAGTAAATCTGACTATTTTAATACCAACTTAAATGAATTATTTACTATTGAAAATTTTGATAATCAAATTTACAATAATTATAGTCATAAATATAAGAAACGCCTCAATATTGAAACTATAAAAAACACAGAAGATATTATTGGATTGGAGAACATTGATACTAAATACGATGATATTTTTGTTTCAACCGAATCAAATAATGAAAATGTTGATATTGAAAATGTTGATATTGAAAATGTTGATATTGAGAATGTTGATATTGAAAATGTTGATATTGAGAATGTTGATAATGATAATGACAATGCTCCAAAAGAATTAAATTATATATATGAAAAAGATGTTGAACATAAAGAGGACGATGATTCGGGGTCAGATTGTGAATTATCTTCATGTAGCTCAAACACAGATTGTAGCGATGATTTATCAGATGTTGATAGTGTTTCAAGTAGTATAAATGAAGAAACTACAAGAGATAATAATGAGGATTTTGATGACAATGACTCAATTGACACAGATGAATCAGACGAAGAATCAATTGAGACCGACGATGAAAACGAGAGTCTTATTGCAAATATTAATAAATACCCGGTTCAGGTTATTTGTATGGAAAAATGCTCAGAGACAATGGAACATTATATTAATAATTTTGAAGATATAGAAGAAAAACACTGGGGTTCCATGCTAATGCAGGTCATTATGACATTAATTCTTTACCAAGAAGTATTTAAATTCACACACAATGACTTACATTCAAACAATGTTATGTTTGTAGAAACAAAGCAAAAATATCTATTTTATCATTATAACAAAAAGTATTATAAAGTGCCAACATATGGCAAAATATTCAAAATTATTGATTTTGGAAGAGCAATATATAAAGTAAATGGTAATACATTTTGTAGCAACGCATTTAGTAAAGGAGAAGATGCAGATACTCAATATAACATTGAACCTTATTTCAATGATAAAAAACCCAGATTAGAACCTAACTACAGTTTTGATTTATGTCGCCTAGGATGTTCATTGTTTGATTTCTTTGTTCCAGAAATGTCAATGGTCAACGAGGCAAAAGAAAACGCGATTGCTAATTTAATTATTGAGTGGTGTCAAGATGACAAAGGGAGAAATTTGTTATATAAAAGCAATGACGAAGAAAGATATCCAGATTTTAAATTATATAAAATGATCGCAAGAACAGTACATAACCATATGCCCAAAGAACAACTAAATAGAGAATTATTCAAAAAATATCAAACATTAAAAGAATGTATTCCTAGTCCCGACGTATTAATGGATTTCGATAAAACAATAGAAGGTTATTCAAACAAAAAATCACAATAACTATTTATGTTGTGGAACATTTACACAATTTGTTTTGCTAAACATTGATAAATTAAGGGTCCCATGTAATTCGCTTATCAAACATAATTATAATTAATTTATATATTTATGTTTGTTTTTAATTTCTAAATCAAAATTCTGGATTATTTGTGAACGCCGAAACCGCATCCCGTGTATCAAATATTTTAGATACACTAACTTCGCCAAGTTGTTCAGATACAAGCATACCAATAAATACACTTAAAAATACAACCATCGTATCTCTAACTATAACTTTTAATACTACCTCGTCCCGTTTTAATAATTTAATATCAATTATTTTAAAAATCAGGAAAATGATACTTATTAAAATAGATATAAAATATACGTTTTCCATATACATATAGTTATGAATATGTATCATTTAGAATAACGCAATTTAAAGTTCTTCTATATCTAATTCGATTGGGTCGTTATTTATACTTAAATCTTTTGATATATCATGAACATCTAATGTGTCCAGAGAAATATCTCCATCTTCTATTTTTAATACGCTATCATATAGCTCTTCTGTATGCGTTTCATCATTTCCGTCTAAAATCATATTTTCGCTATTAAATGAGATGTGGGATTTCGGTTCTTCATTAAACGACATTGGTTCAATTGTTTCACTTACATCCGTTTCTATTTTCATTAATGGCATTGATACATCTAGTTCTTTTGGTGGTTCACCCGATTCTATTGGCATTTCATTTTTTTCTTTCTCCGCTGCCTCCAAATCATCTATTGTTTTTTTACTTTCTTCGTTTACAACCTCTTTGTTTTCTTTGGTTTCGTTTGTTTTATCGGGTACTGCTATTTTCTCTTCTTCTATTTGTTCACTAATAACTTCTTCAACCGTTTCGTCCATATAATTTTTCAAAATACTTTCAATGGGTAGACTATCGCGAATACTAGTTAAAATACAATCTTGAACAATTAACTCCAACTCTCTATTGTTTTTTTGTTTCAAAAGTGGTGGTATACTATTTTCATACAAATATACATTTGAATAAATCTTTCTTGCGCAATTTATATAACATTTATGAATAAAATCGTCCAACTTTGGAATATTAATATCCACTTTTTTCTGTTCTTGACCCACTCTCATGCAAGTTAACACTTTTAATTGAATTATATGAACACAACTAATTAAATCTTCTAAATAATTACAACCACTGCGTTCAATTATTCGAGTTGATTCATCTTTAATAATAGTAGCATTCCACTTTGGAACGCGGGCTATAAAGTTTTGAAATGTCATCAAATATTTACTCCGCTCTTCATTTTTTTCACATAAAGTAAATGCTTCATTATAGATTGAACCGAAGCCCTCTATTAATAACGGTGTTAGTATATTTACTAATCTTGCACACCATTCATTTTTTGATTCCTGTAAAGATGCCAATGTAAAATCATCCATATTAAATAAACGTTATATTTTCTAAATCGTCATAAAAACGTATAAATAAAAAATATAATAAAAATAATATTAATAATTTTTCATTTCTAAATTCTCTTGAAATATTATGATAACACATGAGCAATGATGATTTTTTTAAAGCATCTATATGTTTAAATTTTGTGGTCTCTATATATTTTAAAACATCTAAACTAGAAAATCCCTTGGAATATAACTTCTCGGATAGTTCAATTAATTGGTTAAATTTAATCGTTAACATTTTTTTTTGTGGCAACATTAACTTAATATCCTTTGTCCGTTTTTGTTCCTCAATACTTAGATTACAATTTAGGTTATTGTTGTAGGTATATAAATTAATATAATTATTGTCTAGCGTGAGTCTTGGTACATGTATTTCACAAAATCTAGATAATATTGGTTTTAACAGTTTATTCTTATTTTCTACTACTAGGAAAAAACGGGTTGTATTGCTAAATAATTCTATACATCTTCTTAGAGCAGACTGCGCATCCTGTGTTAAATAATCGGCATTTAATAATATCACGCTTTTAAAATTTCCATCCGCAATGGAAATATTTGTTTTTGAAAATAATTTTAATTCTTCGCGAATAAACTTAATCCCCTTCCCGTGTGCACAATTCGCATTTAATACATAAAATTGCTTCTTTTCCTTGCAGTTGTCGTATATTTTATTAATAAAATCAAATAATATTGTTTTTTTTCCACTTCCACATAGGCCATGAAAAACTAGATTTGGTACTTTTTTCATATTTATCCATGTATATAATGTATTTTTAATAGATTCGTGATTTGATAGCATAGATTATATTTATAATACTATTTAAATAATTTTACATATAAACTCTTGTTTTTTTGACTATTTTAATTTAATGTATTACGCGTTCGTATATTATATTAAATCATTTCTAATAAAGTATTAAATGATTTAAGTTTGAACAATTTATGCGGTTGATTGTAAGGAATGAGTATACGGATTCTTTTTGAATGCGTCTAACAAATCCGGCTGCATACGGTCAGCATTTATACTTGGGTTATTTTGATACGGCTTATCCATATGCCCATATGTTTGCGTTGTTGGTGGCATATGTACAGCAGATGTGCTCGGTATAAACATTCGGTTATTATTTCTATCTCCTTCTTGTTTTGATATGTTTATATTTTGTTGATGATTTAATTGATTTGAATTTCCAGGATTCATTCTATTGTATACAGTCGCCTCCTTGTAAGGATTATTGGTTTGATTATACGATGATGTATAGGATTGTTGACCATTTGATACACCGTGTCCTCCACCGCCTCCTACATATGATACATTCGTTGTTGTTCGTTGATTATCATATACCTGAGGTTTTGATACTACATATCCTGGCTGGTTTTGATTCTGAACATTCATGTTGAGTTCTGAGGTTGAATCCATTTCTCTGTTTGTTACTTTTAATTGGTCGTGGGGATTGAACAACACATTTTTATTTTGTCTTACCGATACATTTCCAATATGTTTATTTTCAATCAAATCTTCTTTTCTAGATGGTCTTAATAAATCAACAATTGGTAAAATAGCAGCATCTACCGCGCTTTTTATATTTCTTAACATTGACGGTTGTTCGCTTAGCGTACGGTTATTATTTTCAACACGAAGACCAGTTCGACCATAATCAGCCTTGCTAATATTCGCGTTTCCTGCTTTATTAATATTTCCACGATTGTTGTTTTCCTTTTCTTTTCTAAATCCTTCGCTAAATGCGGGAACAGTATATGGAGCACTCCCGTTTCCACCAGCACCATGATATAGATTTTCATTCTCATTTCTATTTACATCGCGTTCTATTATTTCAGCACGATTTGTTGGCGCCTTTTCAGCGCCAGTTGTGGTAAACCACATATCCTTGCCACTTTCATAAAATGTATCTGGTTTATGTTTTTCAGTCTTTCCTGGTAAACCCAGGTTTTTTACAGAACTTACAGCAGGACCTTCTAAATGATTCAACTCGTATGTGAGTTTTGGATTATTGCGGGTTCTTAATTCATCTACACCCTTGGGTTTCCATTTATCACGCGCCATCATACCACTATTAAATCCCTCCCCCGTTTTATTACCATATCCCATATTTAAACCAGGAGCGACCTTTTTTTCCTCCCACGGTTTTACATTTGCCATACGATTACTTGGGTTAACTCTTGACTTATAAAAATCACTCATATTTGGGGCACCGTTTGCGTATTGTAATCCTTCCTGGGGTTTGAATAAAGGCGCTTGTTCTGCCTTGTTTTTATTCTGTGAACCTATACCCACCATATTATCTAATATGGCTTCGTTTGAATTCTCATCCAATGTACGTCCTCTTATTTTTGCACCAAAATATGGAGTCATATTATTGTGTTTAAACTCGGTGCTTTTAATCGCGTCTCCGCTAAGCGATTGTATTTCGTTCTTTGTTGCCTTACTATTAATTCTTTCATTTTTATATACATTTTTCTTATAGTATTTGTCAGTCGCCTGATTGGCATCGGGATAATTGCGCACCGATATTTCTTTTATTTCTTCTTCATTTGCGTTTGGATAATTTTGTGCTATTTTTTTATTACTTTCATATCCTTCGGTATTATTGTTATTATTACTTCTTGAAAATAATAATCCAGCTAGTGCTACAACAGGTATTGCGAATTCCATTATATATAAAAATATATATATTTTTTTTTAATTACTAAACTATTATAGTTGGGTGAGTATTGTTTAAAAGTATACATGTAGATTTAATAATGCTAGTTCCACACGTTGATTATAGTTTTTTCAAAGAATTAAATACAATCGCCCCCCTTATTACATCTTTTATTATTGCACCCCATGGAATGACAGATTTAATTCACGCGCAAGAAAATAAACATGTAGACAGATTGAATGTTATTTATTTGTTAAGTATAATTGGCGGACTCAGTTCCACATTACTAAATCATCATGAATTACTGGATATACTATTTATAATATCAAGTGTTGTACATTTTAAAAATGATTTTCCGTTTAAAAATAAATATTTACAAATGATTAGCAGTTCGGTATTTATAAGTCAGCTTGGTCATATTAATTTGTCGTGGTTTTTCGCGTACATGTCGTTCGTGCATGTTCCAAATCACTATATGCGATTTCGAGACCTTATTGATAAACATCGGGTTAAATCTTTCGCATATATTTTTGGTGTAGGACTACTCGTTAATTCTCTTTTTGAAAACAATCCTGATATTATTGACAGCATATATGTTAATAATATAAGTAAGTCTATTATAATTGCTCACATTATTTATGGTGAGTTATTTACAAAAGAAGGGTTTAAAAATATTCGCTTTTGATATTTATTTTTTACCCTTTCTTGATTTACGTTTTTTCATTGTTTTTTTATTTTTACGACGGTTGTTCTTTTTACGTAATGTTTTACGGAGATTACGTTTCACTCTACGGGTCATTCTTTTTTTGCCGCCACCCACCGCGATGCTATCTGTTGCGACATGGTATTGTCTGTATGGTATTAATAATTTTGTTAATATTTGGTTAATATCGATCTTTTTCTCAATACATTTCTCTTTATTAAAAATTGCATCTTTTGCTGTTTCAATCGTGTTTAAAACAACTGTAATATCTTGCCGGTGGACTTCTTCGCGGTTTAGTGATAAATTCTTTAACTCATTCAAATTATCGTAAATATTGCGTAAATTCTCTTGCATGGAGTCGGTTTTGACATTCATGCTAAGTTGATCAGCGTTGCGAGTATAGTTAACATTCACACAATTGGCGTTATTATGCATAATATCTTTAATTTGTCGTTTCATATCATTTTCCACGTTATTCTCTTGGGGAGCCACGACGTAGCTTAAAGCGGTTTTGCCAATGTTTATGGCGGAAGTACCTATTGAAGGTTGTATATCCCCATGCATTTTGAGGTATCTCTGTATAGTATCATCTTCAAATAGCTTATCAATACTCGTGAGAGCAGCTGACACTGGCTCCAGCTGCTGTACAATTGCTTCCACCAGACCCCCTTGCTCCTCGGTCGCTGGCTCCGGATTATTAGCATCATCACCCGGGGGCTGACCTGCGTCATTAGCAACCTCCGCCTTCTTAGGTTCTTTTTTTAATGCAACGTCATTAAAATTATATTCTTTGTCCTTCACAATGCCCAGGATGACATTATATTCAGTTCCACCGCCGGTAATAGTGTTATCTTCCATTTGAAGTAAATTGTGTATTAATTTAGACAAATATTGTTCTTGATCTAAATAATTCTGTTCAGACTTATGCAGTTTACCGGTGGTACCATCAAGTATATCACGTCCTTCTAAACTATGTTTTTCCTTGCTATTCAAATTTGATGTACCAAAAGCTAGATTTTTTAGTTCTTTATTGGGCTCACATTCATTGTAAAACATAGGTAAATATATAGATAATCCAAATGTTGCGGGATTTGTTTTTTTTAATGAAAGATATTGGTAGTCGGTCTTGTCATGTGTATGGGGAGCGATGTCATAATAATTATTATCGCCTACCTCCACAGATTCACCTGAATGTGTTCGCAGTTCCCTGATATCTGTGCCATTATTCAAAGAACGTTTTTTAAACCTAAATGGTAAAATAATTAATCTGCCTTTTGATCTAACGCGAGGTATGCTAACGCGAGGTATGTCAATTTTAAAATCCCAACCTAAGTTAAATAATATATTTAAGGCGTGGCGTCTTGCAAAAAATGTTTTAAGAGCATTACGCATTCTTGTAAAATTTTTAACTAATTGTATTTTACTCTTAATGTAGGTTGTTTTTAACTCCCCCTCCTTTTCTAAATCATAATAATCTCCAAATAAATTTATAAATTCACGATATAATTGATATTTGAAATTTACTAATAAATTATTAAATTTGGCTACATGAATCCCCATGTTGTTGGCATTGTCGGCAACACCATAATTATATATCCTCTTCTTAGGATTAAATATGTCTTCAAACATAGCATTTTTATGTATTTCAATATATGTCTTTCCCGTTAATTCACCATCTGTCTTTCCCGGTAATTCACCATCTGGGGTTTTAACAAAATTCCAAATATCAATAAGTTTACATGTCTCAAATATATCATTATCATCTATTTCACTCTTGTATTTAACAGGATAATATTTACTACTGTCACTCTCATTTGAAATACATTTTCCCTCTAAACTATCACTACATTTATCTTCCTTTATGTATATATTCTGTATTGCGGCATCAAATAAATCGTCTAGGTTATTTTTATTGTCCGCACTATTAAATTTAGTTTTAAATTCATCCTTATTAGTATGTTTAAAAAAGTTAAAAAGGAGCCCATCTTTATTTTCGTTTCTATTTTTAGCGATAAAATCACAATTCTTCGAATCCAAATAGGATAATGATGCTGTTTTGATATTATTAATTGAAATAACACCAGTAATAAACGCACCATTCGTGTCTGGTATTATTCGCGGTATTCTAATATAACCTTGGGGGGCATCAGCTTTAAACATATCAACTGCATTCACGTCATTGGCGTATAATCCATCTTCGTTTATACCGGGCTTTTTAAATCTATTTTGAAGGTCAGTTTTCTCCGCAAACTGCACCACATTACCGACTTGGTCTTTTTGAAGTATAATTTTTCCAGGTTTTAGTAATGCGTTATTCTGGTTGCTTGTAGTATTTAAAAAATCGTAGGTTAAACGATAATCTAATGGAATGTATAAATCAACATTATCTAACATCTCCTTGCTATCAGCATCATGATTTATTTTTTTTAAAAATATATATTCTAGTTGATTCATACTAGGGAGTGGATAATTTATGTCATCATAAGACACCCCCCTACCATACCCCGTCATCGTTGGTTTTAAACAAGGAATCACAAATACCCTTTCCTCACTCGTATAATTATTCAATAAAGATAATCCACTGCAATTTTTAAATATAGGTAAATCTAAATCTTGAATATTAGTTATCATTGAATTAAAATAAGGGGTAATTGTCTTGATAACCTCGGCTTTATCATCCTTTTTTTGTGCTCCTAATAAATTATTTACTACCCCCTTTAAAGTATTAAAATTATATATATCCGCAAATTTAGGGTTGTATTGTTTAATAGTAAATTTAGGCTTTAATGGAACCCCATCTAGAACCCCAGTTTTCTCTGTGTCTGTATTCCAATTTATTTTATTCGCATTAATGGTGTGATTAATATTTTTTAAATATAATAAATATAAAAACTTAATTATTCGGTCTTTGAAGTCAACGGAGTCAGTAGGGAAGACGTCCGGCATTTTAATATTCTTCGGTTTTAAAGATAGTTTATCAGCATTTGTTCTTAATACAAGAACATCTATTCTATCATGTTGCTCTTTAAACCAGCGCTTTGAATTGCCATCAGTACTTCTTTTAGCACCAACATCGGTAATTTTTGCGGTCGCTCCCGGAAAATAACTATTTCTTTTAACACGTGACAAGCGTTTACCTATCGCTTTTCCAATACCAAAAAATCCTCCTTTTTTCATGGTTCTATTTTTACTCTTTTTAGTATTTTTATTTTTTTGAATCTTTTGAGTTTTCATCTATAAAATATAACAAGAAAGAAATTTATTATATTTTATTATATTTTATTATATGTTATTATATGTTATTACTAAACAGTCTAACTATGTTGGGGGTATGAGGGAATCGAACCCCCGGCCTCCTGCACCCAAAGCAGGAATCATACCACTAGACCAATACCCCACATATATACATATTTATTGTTTTTAAGTTAGTTAAATAGTTAAATAGTTAAATACTTGTATCATATTTACAGCGATTTATTTGGTTGACTTCAACTTATAATGGTCTTTTTCTAAAATTCTCGAACTTAAATTATTTTGAAAATGAAAACACGTGTGGTTTTGTGGATTAAAATGTAAATAGTTCCATCTGTCATTTTCTTCTGTGCGAATTTCCCACGCAGGCGCAATGGTACGTGATTGTTCAACGTGTTCGTCATATTCGGGATAACTGACACTTTTTGTAGAAACACTCGTTTTCATAAAATCATTTGTTTCCTTACAATCACGATTAATATTTCGCGTTAAACCTTTAAGGTCGCTTTCTAAATTAATTGTATTTGTCATTAAATTTGCCCCCCATTTTTGCATTCTAATTTGTGGGTCATTATAAAACATAGGTTTATCTCCGTGATTACCAGGTACACTCAATACATAACGACCAGGGTCGGTTGATTGTTGTAATTGTTTTGCTATTCTATTTTCATCATCATAAAAACGGGTAAAGGACATACTATAATAATAATCTATATAAAAATTATAAATTATTATTTTATTATTTAATTAAGGTAAAAAATAAGGACGTTCCTTTTTATTATGCTGAAGCGGGTCAGGAACAACAAGTGGTAATTTGTCTAAAATACTTTTATCAAATCCATTATCGATAATTTCAGGATGAACTGGTCGCTGTGGTTCTACTAAATTAGTTGACCCAATTCCAAATAAAGAAGATTCAATATTAACAGCATTATTTGCTAGTTTATCACGTGGCATACGAGGCATATTTAAACCAAAATCGGGCAAGCGTGTTCTATCTGAAACAGCATAATCGTTATTAATAATATAATTTTCTGAATTGAATATTTTTCTTCTTTCCAATGAATAATCTTGTGTTGAATTCTTATTTCTAGTTGAAGCCATAATAATAAAAGAGCAGAAAAGTTTTTATTAGAAATAAAATATTAACGATTTAATGTTTTGAGGATTTAATATTCAAACTTTAAATTCGTCAACATTTTCTTTTGGTTTGAATTGTTCCAATATTTTATTATAAGAACTTTCTGGTATTTCCGTCTTTGCTAATATATATTTTAGCATGTGTTCGTATGAAACATTAAACATATCAAAATTAAAAAAATAAATAATGGCACTATCCTTATCCACATTATAATATTTGGCACATTCTTCAAGTAGAAACAACCATTTTTCATTCTCTTTAATAGCATTGAATAGATAATCAACTTGTTTGCCAATAACAGGCTCGTCGTATTCTTTCAGAAAGAAAAAATCTAAAAACGATTCTTGATATTTATCGTGAGAGTAAAGTTCTTCTTTTTCATCTTGGTATGTAATCGTCATATTGTTGTTTAAATTCATTATAATAGTATTAAATTGATGTATTTAATAATATTTTTATAATATTTATTAATATTTATTAATATTTTTATAATATTTATTAATAATTATTGTTTATGATTATTGTTTATGATTATTGTTTATGATTTAGTTTTTGCCATTGTCCCTGCTTAATTCGCGAGATGGTAAACCACCTCTAATCCAATTTTCATCAGCATTGTCTTCAATGCTATTTGAAGGATTCGCGACTGAATCTTTAATGGAACCAATTAGCGGGTAGGTAGAGTGGTTCATATAACTAACCTCAGTCGAAGGATTAATGCTTTTACGATTAGGGAATTGGTCGCCTTGTTGTAATTCAGTTTCTAAATCAATATTTCCTTTACCGCGTCCTAAATAAGGAACAGTTAAATAAGAACGGGGTTGAAGAGATAGTCTATTCTTTTCACTCGTTTGAGTCTTTCCAATAGATAATTTAGAATTAATATCTACATTGCAGCCCCCTAAACCAACTTGTTTTGAACCTGTAAAATTAATATTAGGCTGACTTAATGCGAAATCCATCGGTTTTTTCATAGTACAATCCTCAACATTATAGTTTGTTAAAAGATAATTTGTTGATTTAACGTTTTGTGCTTCGGTTTGATTCAAAGAACATAAATCATCCCCAATTCTTGCCATATTTTGAAAAGTAAAATCATGTATATCAGACATTTATAATATGAACATATATATTTTTTTTTCAATTAGTAATTATTATATCGAATATTATGTTTCATTGACATATCTGCATCACCTGTTTTAGCCGACCCCATATTACCATAACAATAGCTTGCGAATGACGCTTGATCATTCGGTATAGTTGTGCTAGGATTTGAATGAAATGCTCGCATCGAGTTATCAAACATATAATTGTCCCCTAAATCTTTAAAAAGTTTTTTGTCTAAATCAGTATGGTCTGCATTTATTTCTAAAATACTATTTTTAGTGGCATTATTAATATTATATTCAATTGTTTTATTAAAGGCGGGTGGTGCGCTTTTACGATTTGGGTTTTCAGTTATTTCATGAATCATTACATTATTCATTGGGTTTTTACTAGTAATTGGCTTAAATGTATTAATAATACTGGAAATATCACCAGTCATTCCTTCTTTTAATTGTTTGTTATTTTTTTGATTATTTTTATAAAAATAATAGGCGGTTATAATTAAAATGGTAGAAACCCCAGAAAATAACATAGACGATGATTGAAATATCAAATATGCTAAAATCGTTAAGATGATAATTGTTCGCGTAATAGCATTTAATTTTTGATTTAAATCCATATCTTCATTAGGCCATAATTCATATAAATAATTTTTATTAATTAAAATACCTGGTTCATTAATCCAAAACTTCATATATATAATCTACTTTTTATTTTTATTTTTTTTCTTTTTACCATTTTTATTTTTAGGCTGTGGTTGTTTTGCTGCTTTTTCTGCTTTTGCTTTTTCACGTACTTCCTCTTCTTCTAAGTGTTTGAGAAGATTATCTAAATGTTGGTCTGTTTGCATTTGTAGATTAACATCATTGCGTGCCTTTTCCATTGCCTCCTTTGCTATTTTTTCCATTTGTCGTTCTTGAAGTTTTTTTTGCATTCTTTCTTTAGTCTGGGCTCGTTTTAAATTTTCTTGGATCTTATTCTGCATAGCGGCTACATTAACTTTTCCACCTTTTCCGCCCATCCCACCCATTCCTCCCATATCACCCATTCCCATTTTACTTAAAATCTTAGACATGTTTCCCATTCCAGGCATGCCTTTCATCTTTTTTAAAATATCACCCGCCTCACTTAGAAGATCACTTTCACTAAGTTCACCAGACTTGATTTTATCATTCAACTTGGTACCCACCTTTTTAATTAAACCCATTATTTTTGTAGGGTCCTTTAATAAATCTTTCATAATACCATCCATATTTTGTTCATTACCGCTTAAATCAAGTTCAACCGAAGTTTCTTCTGCGATCTCGCTAGCAAGTTGGCCAATTTTTCCTTCAAGCATATCTGAAATATGACTTTGAATATCCGCTGGATTAGGCAATCCTGATGTATTGTCTTCGCTCGTTTCATTATCCTCGTCGCCGTCATCATTGTTGCCAGTTAAATTATTTATATCAAATTTACCGTCAAATAATTTATTAATATCTTTCATTGTTTCTTTCAACTTACTTTGTAAATCATCTTCGCTAATAGCTTCAAATAATTTCGCGGCATCACCGAATGATTCACCGTCTGTAATTTTTCCAACACATGAAAACAATACTAATTGTAAATATTTCCAAATACTTTTTTTGGTGCTAGCAGAAACATCTTCTAAATTCCAAAGTTGTTTAAAATCCAAATAGGGTAAAAAAAATGTACCCGTTTCACTGTTTTTCTCAAAAATATCTTCGTTTTCGTATAAAATATCAAAAAATCGTTCAGGATAAATTGCGGTACAATGTTTAAATAACTCGTCATCGCCTAATGCTCGAATTCTTTCAAATGTTGCATTAAATTCCGGAAAGGTTGATTCTAGTTCGGTTATAAAATCTTTAATTGATGTTTTAAATTTCTGGTTATTTTCTTTGCCTGGCTGTGGTTGCTGCGTAGTTTCCGCAACATTTTCTTTGCTTACAGCAGGTTGCTCAGTAGTTTCAGCAATGTTTTCGGCGCGATTGTTATTTTGTTGAATATTTTTCTCCATGCAAGTACTAATAAAAAATATTTAAATAAGTATTCTATTTAAATATTTAATTATGAATGATTTAATTATTAAAGTAATTTGATAAATCATTATTTCGACGACATATATTTATCGCTTAATAAACTTAGATTTTTTATATAACGCATACACTTTATTTGATTCTCTTCGTCTAAATTACGAATAGGTATACGCAACCGTTCAATTGCGTCTATTGTTTTTTGGTTTTCGTCCAACAGTTTAATATCTTCGCCATAATTTTTTTCCACAAAGAATGATATATCATCGTTCATTACTTGATCACTATAAGGAATCCATACATATTGGTACCACATTTTAATCAACATACTCGGGTTAAATTTTTTAACAGTGTTTATTGTATTTTTCATATTCATTATATCAACATCGCTTGGGAAAACAACCAATATATCTTCTAAAAACTGTAAAAATTGTTGATTAAATGTTTTCAAAAATATAGACTTCATATTATAACTATGCTATATTTATTTATATGTTTTTAACTTTATTAATATTGTCGGGGTTGTTGTTGCTGTTGTCCAGCGAAGTCAGTGTTTCTTGCTTCTACCAAATTTTCAACAGATACATCCCCGTCAGCACCTATCTTATCTGGAACATAATTATCAGGTGGCGTATATATAGAATTTTCTTCATTAATTGTAACATAACTATGCAATTGTCTTACACCACCATTACCTTTTGCGTTTAAATCATCACTCGACATGTCTAAAAAACTATAATTATCTGAAACAACCGAACCTCCACCGGCCATTGAAAATGCCATAGGTTCTTCGGGCATTGATTGTTGGAATTGTTCTTGTGTTGAATTTACATGTGTTTCACTGTAAAATTCCGGCTGTAAAATTTCGTGAATTGTTTCGCCAAATACTACTTCATTTTGTTTATTCAATAATAATAACGCAGGAACTTTGTTTACATTAGATGGTAGTACAATCTTGGTACCATTTGGCATTTTAACATAAACTTTATTATTTTCTTTAACGCGGTTATCAATACACACAAAATGAATGTCTTTTTTAATACTTGATTTCCCTAATTTCTGGATTAACTTCTCACAATTGGTACAATAATTACTATAATATAAAATAGAACTCATAATTTATATTAATATAAAGTATTTAATTTCTTTATCTTTAAATATATTTATTTCCTATTTTTTTTTGTTTTTGGATTCTTTCTTTTAGCGCGGGTTTTTCTTTTACCACCACCAAAGGAATATGAAGATGAGTCAAAACGACTACTATTCGTTTTTCGACTTGTAGAGTCGCCAGCAAACAAGCTTGTTAGTAATCCTCCTACACCTGCTCCTAAAATAAATGTCATTAAAGAACCGCCTTTCTGTTTTCTCGATTTTCTAGTTTTTTTATTACAACTCATTATATATTATTATTTAGAAAACATTTTTTTAAAAATTGATTTAATAAAATATTAACACTATAATATAAAAGATGGAACCCTCTATTTCAAATATTAAAGAAAAATCCGGTAATTTAAAGTTTACCTTAACAAATACTAATGTAAGCATCGCAAACGCAATTAGAAGAACTATTATAAATGACGTTGAATCCGTAGTTTTTAAAACACTACCATATGAAAAAAACAATTCTACTTTTATTAAAAATACATCCAGATTGAACAATGAAATTCTTAAACAAAGATTAAGTTGTATTCCAATTCATATAACCGATATTGATTCATTTCCATATAAACAATATATTGTCGAAGTAAATGAAAAAAATGATACCAATGTAATTAAATACGTATCCACCGAACATTTTAAAATTAAAGATACATCAACCGATAAATATTTGAATGAAAATGATACCAAAAAAATATTTCCCCCAGACCCATTAACCGGTGATTATGTTGTGTTTACACGACTACGCCCTAGACTATCTGATGATATCCCAGGCGAAGAAATTGAGTTTACATGTAAACTTGATATTGGTTCTGCGAACGAAGACTCAATGTTTAATTGTGTTTCGACGTGTGCGTATGGAATGACACAAGATTTGGTCGAGGTTAATAAACAATGGACAAACAGAGAATTAAAGTTGAAAAAAGACGGAGTATCTAAGGAAGATATTGACTTTGAAAAATCGAATTTCATGAACTTGGATGCTAAGCGTTGTACCCAAGAGAATAGTTTTGATTTTAATATTGAATCGGTTGGTGTGTTTAAAAATAAAATCTTATTTAAAAAGGGATGCGAGCTTTTGATAAACAAACTAAAATCATTTGAAAGTGCGTTTGAAAAGAATACAGTTATTATCAATAAATCAGATACACTTGTAGAACATTGTTATGAGATTATTTTACAAGACGAAGATTATACAATCGGTAAAACATTTGAATATATACTATATACTCAATATTTTGAAAAAAAGGATGTGCTATCTTTTTGTGGATTTAAGAAACATCATCCCCACGATAGTTATAGTATTGTAAGAGTTGCTTTTAAAAAAAATACTGAATTAAGTGAAATTTACTCAATGTGTATTGAGGTGTGTAAATATGGAGTAAAACTATTTGAAAAAATTAATAGTGCGATGATTTAGAATAATTTACAACCACAACTTTTTCCACCATGTAATTTACAAACGCCCTTTCTCCTACGCGTTTTTCTTCTTTTTTTGAGGGTTTTTCTTCTTTTTTTTAGGTTTTTTCTTCTCTTGGTTTTAGTTTTTTTCTTTTTATTGCCATTTTTTCTTCGTCTGGTTCTTTTTCCTCCATTTTGAGGAGCACCGGGGAAGAGAGGAGCACCGAGTCCATTAGCCGCAGCGGCAAGTTCAGTATCTAAATTCATAGGAGTACCTAAGTAGTGTCTCGTTGCTTTATCGCCCGGAGACATATTATGTTGTTCTGCGGTTCCTCTTTCGCTTCTTTTTAGTGGCGGAGTCGACATATATAATATTAATATAACAATAAAAAATATGTAAATTTTATTGTTTTATTTTTACTAAACTAAATTATTTATTCAAAATGTTTATTTTATTAATCAACTGACAAATCGCACGGCATTTCAAATTTAGTCTCGACATTTTCACTTGGTGGACTAGGGGGTCTCTTCTTGTAATTCAACGCAAACATCAACTTTGACTCGTGTAGGTCATTCACATGTTGAATAACATCATTATATTGAATACTTCTTCGCATAGGCTGAAATTCAGTTTTATATTTTTGATGAATATCAAACATGTGATTTCTAAACTCAAACGCATATTCTTTTAGAGGTTTCATTTTTTTAATATAACAATCGACGTAATTACCATACAACTCACGAGTAAAAATGTGTACTTTTTCTTTGAATCCATTCATCTCGGTCGAGTGTTCAGGGAACCAACTGAGATATTCTTGCATCCGCCCGTTCTTTCTTAGCTGGAGATAAGTATATTCTAGCTTCGATTGATTACCGCGCAAGTGCTTGACATACTCAAAGCTAGGATTTCTAAATTTAATTCTTTCATTTGTTTCGGTATTTTTAATTACATATCCCGAAATATTTGGTGGGGTATTAAATGTATCACCATACATATTCTTGCTACAATCATCAAGTTGCGACGGAATATCGAAATTTACCATATCAACCCATCCTGCTGTTGGTAGACTAACTACCCGAACCATACGGTCGTTGATAGAATAAGCCTCTACAAGTGTAATAGTAGGAACGCTAAACTGAGTTACAATTCTATTTTCAGGGTGATGGAGCACAAAACTATACACTATATTTTTATCAAACATATCATATGATAAATTCATGTATTTTAGAGCATCATCAAACATCTCACTGAATGTCTTGCGATTACATTCGTTTCTAAAATAATTCAACTTACATCCAATCGTACCTTTAGTAGAAATTACCCAACTATCTTCTCCACTCTTTCTATTATCTGAAAACAGATTAATCATTGTTCCCTCAACCAAATGTTGCATTACAAACTTATCATTCGTCTGTTCACTGAGAAATGTATCAATGTGCGAATTCATACATTTACTAGGACTAAAAGAAATTACTTTTCCGTCAGCATCAAATACAACAGAACGGTATACATGAAGTTCCTTGTCTTGAATAGTGTCAAAAATATTGTTGTTATAGTTCGCAATAAAATAATCTAGTTCATCAAATGTAATTTTTTTAACTCTAATAGGAGCGTCTTCATTGTTTTTATTTTTATAGTTGTCAAAATCTTTAATAATCTCTTGAACTTGGTTAAAATATTTATTAGTTTCGAAATCAATACTTCCGCTAATTGTTACATCACTTGTAGGGGTAATATAAGTTGTACTATTCGTCTCCTGGTCGGACATGTTGTTTTCTTCGTAATCTACTTCGGGATAAAACTCACTCATTGTATAGTTAATTATTTTTCTATTTTTAAATCAATTTTTTTTGTATTACATTTAGAATTTTCTAGTGTAACCTATATATATGGAAAACCAACTTTTTTTACAATTGGGTGATGTAATACGCATAATTTCTCCAAAAAACACGAACTATGATAATAAAAAGTTTTATATAAAATACGTTGATACTGATAAAGTAATGATAATAAATAAAAATGAATCGTATACACTAAATATAAATGAGCATAAACTATCCGATGAATCTATTAAGAAAATAGAACTATTACATAGAAGTGATAAAAATGGGTTTGCTGAACAAAATAATTTATTCGCCGGAACTTGGGTTGATATATATTTTAAGGGTGATGTACCATTAGTCATTACTGGGGAAATTACAAGTAAAGAAGAAGATATGATTGAATTAACACTTTTTCCAAATAATCAAATAATTTACATTGATTTTGGATATAAAGGTATAGACCCGGAATTAAACATTGAGAAGATTATTATCCGGAAAAATAAACCAACAAATGATGAAGATGATAAAGAAAAACTGGAATTAAAAGATGAAACCGAAAAACCAATAACCGAACCAATTATTGAAGAGAACGATGAAGAATATTACGTACCAAATGAAAATAAAGAATTAGATATTCAAGAAGTTAATAATATAGTGGATAATATTATTTTAGGAGAAGACCTAGGAGTCGTTAGTCAAGCAATAAAAGTACGCGAGAGCGAAATGAGGTATGGATTAGATATTCAAACAAACGATTTGTTGAATAAAATGATTGAAAAAATAGAAGATGTAAAGTTAAGAAAAATTAAAAATAAAGAAATAATAAAAAATGTGGACAGGTTTACCGAACTTCGAGATATGTTTTCAGAATTTGATACTTTTGGAAATCCGCAAAAAAGTAAAAAACAAGGAGCATACTTCAAACCATTGGTAAGTAAATTTAAAGATTTTGAAAAAATAGATTGGATAGTACCTATAATAAAAATAAAAAACAAACTTTATAATGTTGACTCAACTGATGTCGACGAACAACAAGATATTAATATGAATGATGTATCAGAAATGTTATATGATGTATCAGAACAACAAGAAAAGTACGAAAAAAATATTAAAGAAGGCGACGAAAATCGATTTGTGTACCGTACACAAAATATCATAAATATTCTTAAACCATTTGAAATATCAAATTTTGATGAGAATTTAATAAAAATAGAAGCAAAAAATGACGTCGATTGTATTATAAATAATAATGACAATTATTTATCTACAAGTTATTATGATGACCAGTTATTCGAAAAAAAAAATAAAATCCAACGCGCAACAAGTGGAAGACTAAATTTATTATCGATTGATGATAAAAGTCAAGGAAATTATTATAATTTAAATCAATATATTCCAAACGATGAGATATATTTAAAATCAATATTATTCTTGCCTGACCCGTTTATTCAACAAAGTAGAATGTATTTACCAAATACAAATATTTTTGATAAGTCATTATTAAATGAAAATTATATGTTAAAAGAATATTTTTTGAACAATATTGATAAAGTTGAGGAAGAAAATATAATCTTAGATAATCCAGTATTTGAGAAAAATGAAGAAGTGTATTACATAAACAATAATCGTATGTATCTAACTAAAATTAAAGAGGTATTTACTGAAAGTTATCCAGAAATGTATTACACTGTCGATATAACTATAAATAATGAAAGTCGCAGCATTAAAGTATCAAATGATTTTCTACATAAAAAAATCAACTATTCTTTCGACAATACATCTAATTATAATTATAAAGGAAATGACATAAATAAACTACTTGACATTATTATTCCAAAAAATAAAGATTTATTAAATAAAATAAATATTTCAAAATCCCACACATTATCAATTTATGATATATGTAATAAATTAGAACCATTTGGAATTTATAACGACAATATTAGTTTTATGTTTTACAAGGCGATTGTATCTACAATAATTAAAGAAAGGAGTTCATATTTAAAATATATAGTCGAACATAATAATATTTTTTCATCGTATGGAAACATGGTAGATAATCATAATAAAAGGAATACTATAAAATCCGGATATGCCGAAATAAAAAAAATATATTCATATAATTATTCTGACAGCGAATTTATTAATTATGCGTTAAATACGGATACGGGTGAATTATTGAACATTTATAATGTTATAAAAAACAAGGACTTATTCAGTCATGCGAATATTGAAAGTATAAATAATTTTTTAAATACAAAATTAATGCAAAAAGAAGAAAAGGAAAATAAAAAATGCGCCCCCAAAAAGATCGCAAAAGATTATTATGATATAAAATATCTGGAAGTTGATAACGGAGAAAATATTTATTACGATAAGGATAGAGATGATACTATTTATGATATATTAGATATTTACAGAAAGGAACAAAATACCATGGATAACGATGAATTTAAAACATTCTTAATATCGAAACTAATGGAGGTAAATGGTCTATCACAAATGGACGCAAATTATAATGCTATCGCGTTGGTAGAAGGAAGGAAAAAAGTAGAAGAGTTAGATTTCGCTATATTACATACCGTCGACGAAGATAATAAAGATGAAAAAGTAATGCAAACATATTATAAACGCGTCAAGGATGTATGGATTCATGACCCTTCACAAGAAAATGTAAATTTCATTGATATGGTTGAAGCAGATAATTGCAATATTCAGGAAGAATGTTTAAAAACCGAAAATAATGGGTGCGAATCAATTAATACATTAAATAAAAGTTATGTTAAAAAAATGGTAGAAAAATTATTGGTAGCATTTGATCACGAATATTATGGAAAAAAACAGCACTCCGAAGAAGAAATGGAAGCATTATTTGAAAAAAAACAAGTTGAATTTGGAAAATATAAAATACTGACAGAAACAAAAAACTTGTATTTAAACACCCATATGAAAAACATAAGTAAATTAAAATCTATTCAGCTCCAACCCGTCGAAAAATCGCCACATTATGATAAATTACAAGAAATAATGGCCATTAGTGATTTTTCACAAAAACAAGAATATTTACTGCATTTCATAGAAAAATATACACGAACACCTTCAAGTAAGGAGAACCAATATATGTTATATTGTATTGATAGCGACACAGAACTAGTGCCAACATTTCGCCATACTATATGTTCTACTTATTCTAAAAATGGCAATGTTGAAAAAGCGTATGAACTTATATGTAAAACGCAAGGCGTAATTAGCGAAGACGGCGACGCATGGGTCGACGAACATACAGGTCGCACGATTAAACAACGACATTTTGATACATCTGATACATACGATGAACAGGGAGTTAAAGTAAAACGTTTAATACTTGAACAAGACCTAAACGACGATGAGAATGATGAAAGCAATTCATTCTTAAATGAAATATATGATTTTATAAGTGAAATAGAAACAAGCAATATCCAGAATTATGAAAATGAAGATAGTAAGTATATTTATTTTATATTGGGGAAACTAATTCATATAATGGCACTTAATATTGGAAAGGAACATCTTGATACTATCATATATGTAATATATACAACATATAAGTCGTATTATTATACACCAACTATATCTAACACGAATAAGAAAAAAGCATTAACTATTTTAACCGTATCTACTTTTACAACATGCCTCCAATTATTTCACAAGTCAATACGTATAAATAAAACAATTTCAGGATGTAGTTTATCACTTAAAGGATTCCCAATTTATAACAAAACTGACGACTCATTATTAAATTATATATCATGTATTACAAAAGCATTATCAAAAGAAGGTGGTAAAAACAACCCATTTAAAATATTTAATAAGATAGACTCAAAAGCAATAATTTCTTCATTGCGGAAAACGATAAATGATGATATATTAACAAATAGTCTTATTTTGTCCAAGATTACAGAAATGGATACGGCAATTGAAGAGGAAATAACAACAAATAAATGGCAATCTTTTTTACCACACCTAGAATTATTTTCGTTAAACATCGTTAAACCGATTGATGGGAATATCATTCAAAAAATTAAAACTAAATTATCAAATAAACAAAATATAAAGGATGAATATAACTTAATCGAATCAAAAATAATTGAACTTGGTTATGGTGTTCAATATCTAATTCAGCAAATTATACGTAAGAAAAAACCAATATTAAAAACAATAACAAACGAGGCATTCATAGAAAACGCATGTTGTGATGATAATGACGGGAACATCTTATTATATTTCATAAATAATGACAAAACAATCATGCAATACTTAGAAATGTTAACATCTTATGAACAAATTAAGAATACACTAAAACTAAATACAACCGTTTATTGTACTAATATAAATAAGTTCACACTGGACCTAAATCCAAAAATTAAAACAGAATTCAAATATAATGATGAACTAATATATCGTTGTTTCTTGAAGTATTGTCGATGGGAATCCAATAATTTGAAAAATACGGATTTGGTTGAATTATGCGGTCTTAAAAATATTAAATTTCACAATAAAGATACTATTGAGGATAAAATAGAGAAAATTAAAAATGAGAATATTAACTTAAACCAAAAAATATTAGAACAATTATTACAACGCGTAAGAAAAGAATCAATGTTTATTATGAATTACTCAAAAAAAAGCATTGATAATATCGGCAATCTAATATCATTTTTCTCGGTATCTTCTGCGATTGATGAACAACTGAAACCAATTCAGGAAATTACTAGAATATTTGATGTTAAATATGGAAAAGAGGTAGAACAAGGCGTGAAAAAAGACTTTTCAAAAGAAAATATTGAAGCAGTGAATATTCTAAGCGATGAGCTTGATAAGAAAATAAAAAAAATAACAGAATATTTGACAACCCATATTAATTTGAATAAAAAGGATAAAACCACCATTAAAATATTGCAAAATTGTCTTGAATTTAAATCCAAAGATGAATCATTAAAACAAGCAAATGATTTCGGGTTCAATGTTATTTCAAATCTATGTTGCGTATATCCATCGCAAATAATGAAAAAACACAAAATAGACAATAAAGTCGCGAAACATTGGAACTTGGCAAAAGAACATCAAAAACAATTAAGGTCAATATATGACGATGAGAGAAAATCAATAAATGAATTATATTCTTCGGTAGACGAACGACTGAATATGATTTTACAGAAAGTATTATATTATAGTCCCATTTATAAACAATTATCTAGATACTTACCACTGCATTATGAAAATAATATTTCTATTCCATTCTTTTCACTTAAAATTATAAATAAAATAGTTCATTATTTAATCATAACAATATTAGAATCATATGTAAATATATCGGTTGATATTTCAGAAACTATGGAATATGATAACGCAGTACAACTACAAAGAAACAACGCAAATATGATACTAACATTCTTAAATAAAATAAACGATAGTAAGCAAATAATAAATTTTGATTATAATACTATTATGAAGAAGGTAAAACGTACAAAAGAAGCAGAAAAGAAAAAAATAACGGATGGTTTTAAGAAATTAAACGACGAAGCACGCGAGGTAGAAAATCTTAAAAAGAAACACAGAATAGGACCGGACTGGAGCAAGGGTTTGCAGAAAAGTCTGTTTTCTTACGATAAAGAAACTTACGAAAATGAACAACGCGAACTAATGGGGGACGACGGAATAAATAATTATTTATTATCTGAATTACAAGAAAATGATGATATTGGAGAATATGACGATGATTTTAATTATGGTGGCCTCGAAGAAGATTAAAATTGATTAATAAATATATACTTATATGATATATATTTCAAATAATGCAAGATATCGAAGATATTATCCAGAATAAATTAAATGACCATACTTTTTCATTCAAAAATTATGATCAGGAAAAAATAATCCCATTCATTAAAGATATCTGTACATATGAGTACGCGTCAAAAAAAGATGTCAATATAAAAATAATAGAACTTCGTAAAAAATATCATGTACACCCAAGTAAAACGCAAATGTGTTTTATATATGATATTTTGGTAAAAGAAGATGTTATTAAAGAAAATAAAGTTTTCAAAAATTCAATAATAGGAAAGGGAATGAGAGCACTGTCGGGCGTAATGGTCGTATCTGTATTAACAAGCCCATACCCATCATATATTGACGAATCTGGTAAAGAAGTTGTACAGGCATTCAGTTGCAAACATGATTGTTTTTATTGTCCAAAGGAGGTAGATAGTAATGGAAAAGATTTAAACCCAAGAAGTTATCTAAGCGACGAACCAGCTGTCGCGCGTGCTCTTCAAAACGACTATGACGCAATTCGGCAATTTAATGATAGGGCATATCAATATGTCTTGAATAGTCATTATGTAGATAAGGTTGAACTTATTGTATTGGGAGGCACATGGACAGAATATCCAAAAGAATATCAAGAAATATTCATTCGTGATTTATTTTATGCCGCAAATACATTTTATGATTTAGAAAAAAGAAATAAACTATCGTTATTGGAAGAACAAGTCATAAACGAAACGTCAAAAACAAGAATAATCGGGCTTACACTAGAAATGAGACCCGATTCAATAAATGAAGATGAGATAAATCGCCTACGTTATTTGGGGTGTACACGAGTTCAACTGGGCGTTCAACACCTCGATAAAACTATTCTAAAAAAGATAAATAGAGGGTGTTATAAAGAAGATGCGGTTCGTGCCCTTAAATTACTAAAAAATTATGGTTATAAGGTAGATGCGCACTGGATGCCAGATTTGCCAGGAAGTACTCCGTCAAAAGATGAAAGTATGTTTAAGGAAATTATATATGGCGATGATTTACAATTTGATCAATGGAAAATATATCCAACCGCAACTGTGCCATGGACTAGAATAAAAAAATGGTACGACGAGGGGAGTTATATTCCATACACAGAAACTGACCCAACTTTACTAATAAACCTTTTATTCAAAATAAAACAAATTGTTCCAACCTGGGTAAGATTAAATCGTGTAATTCGCGATATTCCAAATAAAACGCGAAGTGGAGAATTATATATTTACGCCGGAAATAAAATAACCAATCTACGGCAGGTAGTGCATGACAAATTAAAAAAGGAAAATAAATTTTGCCCGTGTATTCGGTGTCGCGAAGTGAAAAATAACTATAATTTAATTAATTGTACTCAAATAATTGTAAAAAAATATAACTCATCTGCTGGCATTGAATACTTTATAAGTATTGAAAGCGGGAATTTTCCAGATTCTGTATATAAAACGAATAAACAAAAATGGTATAACACCCAAACAAATACATGTGAACCTGGTATCATATATGGATTTCTGCGATTAAGACTTTGCGACAATGAAAGTAATAAATACTTTCATGAAATTAAAAATACCGCATTAGTTCGAGAACTTCATGTATACGGACAGGTCATTTCAAATGAAAATCAAGAAAGTAGTCAACATTATGGTTTTGGAAAACAACTCATGCGAAAAGCGGAAGAAATAAGCATAATGAATTGTTATTATAATATTAGCGTTATATCTGGTATAGGTGTAAAGAATTATTATAAAAAACTTGGATACAATAAGGAAAATACTTATATGGTAAAACGTTTTAACTATACATATATATTTGATACATACGTATCGAGCTTCAATGACACAATAAGATGGATTATTAAAGAATATCCTGTTTATGTTATGTATATTATTTATTTCATCTTTCTATTTCACAAGAAATAAAGAATTTATTAATTGAAACGTATATTTTTTTAAATATATATAGTATAATGAATCTTATAAATGAAAATAATAAAACATACTATGCTATATTAATCTTTTTGACTTGTATATTTTTAATACATCATATAAAACCATCGCTAATATATGACGACGACTGTTCATTTAAAAAGTTTGGAGTAGGTTATCAAAAGTTTACCGTAATACCGATGTGGTTTGCTGTTATTATTTTAGCAATATTATCTTACATTGCTGTTTTTTATTATACTTTAATACCTCGAATTAAATATTAATTTAGCATAATTGAATTCACAATATATAATTTGTTTATCATGAATTATATATATGTTTCCAAATGAAAAACCGAAATTAATTGAACCAGGAATGAAATTTTTTTTGGATAAATCACTTACGAATTGTAAAAATATAAAAGATAGATACTTAAACAATATATTTAACGTGTGCACGGGGGTTTCCTTTATTCTTGTGATTTCATTAATATTATATTTTAAATACAAGGGAAAACCCACCGAAAGTGAATTAATGAAAAAGGAATATATGAAAAAGCAATATATATTAAACCAAATAAAAAATTATCAAGACGATAAGAAACGCGCGTCAACCGACCTAATAACTGGTTTGCCTGAATGGAACAACGAATACAATTTATCATAAAATATAAAATATCAATATTACATATGGAGACAGAATTAATAGACGAAAAAATAAAAAAATTTTTTGAATTAAAATCAAAATATGAAGAACAAAAAGAAAAATTACTAAAAAATAAATATAAAAAACTTAAAGAAAAGAACTTTTCAAAAAAACAAATCAAAAACAAAATGGATAAGGTATCAATACCATGTATTAACTGTAAAAATAAGGGCGGAACTGTTTTTAAATGTGATAAATTAGGTTTTTTTGCGAAATGTAATGTTGAAAAACCTTGCAAATTAGATATTCAAATACTTAGAGGTACATATATTCCATCGCGCGAGTTATTTGAACATGATTTGAATAAAATAAACCAAGTAAAATTAAATATAGTAAAGACTAAAATGAAGCACATTTTAAACTATATAGACGAATCTAATGCGATAAAATCATTTAATGAACATAAAAAAGAGTTGAATAGTTTATCCGAATATTACTATTATTCAAAAATTATATTTGAAGATATTCAAGAAGAATATAGCGACGAAAACGCTGAAATTAATACAAATGTATTAGAATTCAAAAAAATGATTCAAGAATATCTAGATACACAAGACAAAATAAAATTACAAGAAGCGATTGAGTTTCAAATAGAAAATATCGAAAACAATAAGAAAGAAAAGCAATATTTAGATTATCACAAAACAGAACAAAATCAGGGAGTTGAGGAAAAGATTGTGAACTTTAAATATGATTAATAAAATATTTAATATTGATATATATTAAATGTTGCATAAATTGATTTCATTTAAATATATGATAATTAGCTTCGCGATTGGTTTATTTTTCGTATATGTATTTGGACCTAATAATAAAATTATTTATATAAACCCAACCCAGGATACCCATAAAGAATTTATTGTAGAAGATAAAGTTGGGAATTGTTTCCACTATGATTCAAATATGGTAGATTGTCCAAAAGATGATTCAAAAATAACCACAATAAAACCACAAATTTAATATTACTATACAATATATGAAGTTAAAAGAAATCGTAAATTCAAAAACGGGTAAAATAATTATATCCATACTATTGGGTTTAGGATTAGCTACTTTCTTTAGAAGCGCTTGTCCAGAAAAAGGGTGTATTGTGTTTCTTGCACAAGAACCAAAAAAAATAGAAAAAAATATATTTAAAGAAGATAAGAATTGTTATAAATATAAATTAAAACAAACATCCTGCGAAACAGACAAAAAGAAGGTTCGTTTTGCGTAAAATAATAATAATACAAATCATTTAAATAAATATGACAGAACTTGATACCACAAATTTAAACGATTTACCAAATAATGAAAATAATATCACGATGAATGTGGAACAACCCAATTCAAATATTGTAGAATCAAATACATTAAACGAGGTTGTGTCAGGTATACAAGAAGCGAGTAGAGGGGGGATGTTAGAATTACCATCAAGAGACATCCCGCAAGCACCGTCAAATATTCAGGTAGATGAAAAAGTAAATACTAATTTTATTCCAAAAACAGAAGATTATATTGGCTTACAGGAATCAAAAGAAGAAATTTTAGAAAAAGAACGAAGGGAAGAAAATAAAAAAAGCAATGTCGATTTTTTATTTAATGAACTAAATAGTTATGTCTTGATGGCACTTGTATACTTTTTATTTCAATTACCATTTGTGAATAAACACATATATAAATATATCCCTTTTTGTTTTCACGGCGATGGCAATCTAAATGTTCAGGGTATATTACTAAAAAGTGTTTTATTTTCAGCATTTATTTACTTGATAGATAAGTCGGTTGAAAATATAGTAAAACTTTAACTTTAACCTTAGCTTTAACCTTAGCTTTAACTTTAACAATATAAACATACTTGCCTACTATAAATAAGTATGTTTAGATTATTCGACGTCTCATTGCGTGATGGTCTTCAATCATTAATATATATATATATACATTTAACGAAAAAAAAATATTATTTTTAATTTTTCTCTCATAATTTTTGTTTCTGAAAGTTTTCAGAAAACGAATACAAACACAACAATTAATGAAACAAAAGCGTTTATAGAAAAAGTTTATTCTAAAAAAAATCTAGAGAAACAAATAAATAATTTAAATAATAATGTAAACTATGAAATTATTAAAAAAATAAATATTTAGTATATGATTATACGTTAACAATTACTTTAGATACACACAAAAAAAAATATAAAAATATTAAAATAATATATGTCAAACCGTAGTAAAATAAATTCTATATATACCTCTAATAATTCAAGTGAAAGCAAGTATATTTATTCGGGAAATATAACTAGTACTACATCACGAAGCGCAATACGAAGACGCGTTATGACAAGTTCGCAAAATGTAGTTAATTCTATTAATAAAATAAATCCCAAATTTTTTGAGACTATTACGGAATCATTTAAACAGAAAAACCCAAAAGTTGACGATATCTTACAAAAACTACAACCAGAACCTGAACCAGAAAATGAACCTGAACCAGAGCCCGAGCCAGAAAATGAACCTGAACCAGAGCCTGAGCCAGAAAATGAACCCGAACCAGAACCTGAACCAGAACCTGAGCCCGAGCCCGAGCCACTTAAAATTCTAGTAAATAATAAATTATATAATATTGAAATGTTATCTATTAATTCAACAATAAATGAACATAATAATATTGTTTCATTTAACGATAATTATGACCATAATACATTAATTGGGTTAAAAAAAGGTATATATAAAACAAAAATTTTATCCCAAGATAATCCACTTGGATTTATAATAGACAACCCGAATACATTTAAAATAAAGAGTGGAATATTTGCCGGGAGTAAAATTGTTGAAAATATAAAGGTCAATTACTTTACTGGTCCAATTACGTTTGAAATACTAGATGACTTTGATATAATTAGTTATGATACATTATATAATGGATATAATGGGGGATTTAACAAGCTTATTTTTTATGAAAACAATAGTAAATATAATATAGAAAATATACCTTATCAAGTTCATAATTCCTCTTTGAGATATTATGTAATGTTTGATGGAACAAATACGCCATTTTATAATTTTAGAACCTCAATAGATGGTACTAATTTATCTCACCCATTAACACTATATAAAAATCATACATATATTTTTGAATCAATAAATATACCTTCGTCTCATCCATTTTCAATAGGTTCATCGTGGAGTAATAATTATGATAATATTTCAAATATTCAAGGAAGTAATGACGTTATTCAATTTACAATTTTGGAATCAACCGCGTCGCTATTATATTATTGTGTAAATCATTCAACAATGAATGGAAATTTTAATATTACGACATATGACAATTCAAATATAGAACCAGAGCCCGAACCGGAACCAGAAATGGAAATGGACATGGAACTAGAACCCGAACCGGAACCCGAACCCGAACCCGAACCCGAACCCGAACCAGAACCGGAACCCGAACCAGAATTTATTCCAGACGAAGACGATGATAATGATTTTGGTTTAGATCTTACGAATGTTCAATGTATGTATAGAAATAGTAATAACATGGTTACTTATGATAATTTCCGGTTTATATTTAACAATATTTATGTACGGTACGATTATCTCGGTGTCCACGATGGTTTATATAAGTTTCGTGTCCCGTTTGAAACACCAATTGGTTTCGCAAAAACCAGTCATTTAATGCAATATTATGGTACTACAAATCATGGTACTACAACTTATATAGACGACACTGGCTATGTTTATATTGTTTATATGTACTCGGGTGATATTACTATGCAAATTCTTGGCGATTTTGGTATTTTTTCATTTATTTCTATTAATACAAATACACGATTAACAAAAGAAGTTGACGGTTATCAACGATTTCTTTACACCGAAATATGCAGTGTGGTAGACGAACCAGAACCCGAACCAGAACCAGAACCACAGTTTGTAATTGAATATAGTAATCTAAATAATTTTTATTATGGACACGCATCACTTGACCCAAATTTTGAAATAGACCCTACCTTAAATGAACTTTTTGATAATATTCACGATGATGTATTTTTACGATATAATGAAATAATAACGGGATATCACACAAATACAAATGGAGAATCATTAAATTATCAATTTAATATATTGTATGAAGACATAGCAGATTATTCTGTTATGGGATATAATAGAACCACACAATTTTATGATCTATCCAATAATGTATTAATAGATGCGTATGATTATAAAGCATTATATTATGTACTTGACTTTAATATAACCCAATTGATTCCCGTAAATTCAAATATTATAATTAATATTAATTTTTTGAAAAATGGAAATAACATTTTAAATGAATATAAACCAGACGGTAAATCACTCTATTATTATTTATTATTACACGAAATAGGACATTCACTCGGCATTGGTAGTGTTTGGTTTTTAAATGGCGTCAAAACAACATATATTGATGAAAATTCTGGTCTTTCATTAAATTATTATAACGCGGCCAACGCTGTTCGCGAATATCGTAATTATGCCAACAATCAAGAACTTATCGGTATTCCAATTGAAAATGACGGAGAACTAGGCATTGCGAACGTACATCCAGAGGAAGGCGATGAGGGTATTCTTTCACAAAATATACGACGCATCGACGGAGAAGTTCATCCAGGATTAAACGCCGAGTTAATGACAGGTTGGATGGAAGATACAGATACATTAACACCATTAAGTCGTATAACAATTGGATTTCTGGATGACTTAGGTTTTCAAGTTGATTATAGTAAAGCAGATTATTTCGATATATCACCAGAACCTGAACCAGAACCACGAATACCAGATTATAGTGGAAATTTTATTTATGAAGTAGAAGGCGAAACAACAAATCCAGATTTAATAGAACAACCATTGTATACGCTGAACAATGAACTTATAGTTAAAAATAAAACATATACAATATCAGGTGGATTTACAGAAATAAACATTGAATATGAATTTTATGATAATAATAAATATGACGGTTTACATTTTTATAAAAATCAAAACTATACATTTGGTAAAAATGAAACCATAAATATTAAACAATTTGGTAATATACCATTATCCCGATATTGGCCGCAATATGCCGAATATAATGTACCAAACTATTCTGGTTCTCAGTTTGAAAATTTCAAAGGAAAAATAACAGCAACAGATAAGCCGACTATTTTAAATAATACTTCATTTAAATGGACATTTAAAGGTTCAACACAAGAAGACCAAAATATTTCACACTGGGACGTATCCGGAATTGAAATATTTGAAGACTGTTTCAAAAATAGCGCATTTAATACAAATATTAATGATTGGAATATTTCCAACGCAACAAATTTAACAGGGGTATTTTTTAACGCATATAATTTTAATCAACCACTAGATAATTGGAATACTTCAAAAGCGACATATTTTTCAAACATGTTTAAAAACGCTTCCAAATTTAATCAAGATATTGGTAATTTTAATTTTTCTAGCTGTGAAACAAATACTGGTAGTAATTCTATGGATGGATTTTTACTAAATACATCATTAACAAACGATATATATAGTAATATATTGGTAAAATGGAAAGATAATATAGTAAATAATAATTATACGGTTCCATCAAGTCTTGTAATTAAAACAAATTCTTATATTAATACACTAGGGAGTGAATCTCAAAACTTTTTTAAAAATACGTATTTATGGATTTTTGAAGATAATGGAATATTATCTTAAATTATTTAAATTTATTGGTGTGTTTTGCGATGGGATTTAATGTTCCACAAAAGTTCCCCTTTTCTATATAATCTACATAATTATTATATAATATAAAGGCGACACCAACGTCTTCAATTACATAAGGATAACTACCCGATAAATTATCTTGTTGTAATATATTAAAATTAATTTTTTCCATATGTTCTACCAATATTTTACAAGATTTATTTGATATATAAAAAAGTGTACCAATAGCACCAAATATTTTAGGTTTTAATGTATAATCACTTATGTTAATATCTTTCAACCCATGTAGTTCGTTTTCAAAATCGTTTTTATGTCCCTTGTAATAATCAACCATCCAGTTAGTATGTTCTGCATTTTTTAATATATTATTTTTTTGTTCTTCATTTAGATTTGAAACAATACAATTTTGTCTTGGACAAGAATCGCCCCAATAATCTGGCTTAGTATCTTCCATTAAAAAATCTGTTAGTAATTTCTCATTGAATATTAAATCATCGCCGCATCTTAAAATCCCATGTTTAATATCAAATAATGTGTATATATATTTAATTGCTAGTATTAATTTTTTTAATAAATGTAGATACGAATCTTCGCATTTAATGTATAAATAATTATTATTCCTAATCTCAAAATTATCTTTCAAAAAAAGGTCTCCAATAACATATATAACTTTCCAACCATTATATTCTTCATTATTTAAATTAAACTCTTTTAGTCTTGTATTCATATGCTTATGACACGATAATACGAGAATAATTCCATCTACCACTAACAGCATATAATATATAAACTTTAAATTTTAAATATTATTAAATGTATTTAATTTAAAAAAATCCTAGAAGTTTTTTATTTCTTCTAGTTTGTTTTTTTTTTGGTTTTCCCTTAGCTTTATTTTTCTTTGTTTGTTCTCTTTTATTTTTCTTATCGCGTGAAATATCGCCCGGTCGATATTTTAAAAACCACTCATCATATTCCCTCGTTTTTGATTTTTCTTTTAGTTCTTTGAACTTTTCTGTTTTTTCTTCTTTAATGCTTTCTTTTGTTTTTTGAGTCCCATAACACGTAACGCTAAATCTTCTAAGAGCACCTTTTTGTTCCAACCTATTTTTTTGTTGAACCGCAAAAAGAAAATTTGCCATACACATGATTCTGTCTTTATCATAATATTTACGACCAGCATAAATAAAAACTAAATAAAAACTTAACATGGTATCTATTGTAGCAATACGTATTTTTTCATTGTGAATATATATATTATTATAGCTATGACATCCCAATGGTTTATATATAAAAGCAATTGTATCTTGTTTTACTCTAACTTCATAATGTGTTGAAATTATATCTCCTAATTTTTCGCGTTCAATTATTTGCACATTTCGAATGCCTTCGTCGTTTAAACGTTCTTTCAATATAATAGCAGATTTGTTTGGGTCATCCGATAAAACATCAAAATCTGGTTGCCTTAAAAATTTTTTACGCACCTTGGACGGCATAAATTGGGAATATACAAAACTAGCATAACCGCCGAAAAATACAAGACCTTGATCTATAAATGTTTGTCGGGTTGTATTATAAATTGTCTTTATTTCCGTGCTGAAATTATCATCATACTCTCTTACAAAGTCAGTATAATTACAATTCTTTATTCTTAATGGACGATGTTTATTTAATAAAGTTAATCTCTTTAATACTTTTTCCCACCGAGATACATCTCCACCTGGTCTACTTAATTCTAAATACATTGACATTCTTAAATAATTCGCCGGACAATAATACATACCAGCTACTTTAATTGCGTCTTCTTTTAACCCAGAAAATAACTTTGTATCCATTAAGGTAATATCCGCAACCGGTATAAAATTTACAAATACCTTATATGTACCATAATGCATACCCGCTTTTGCTTCAACTTCATCAAACCCTTCTTTAACATATATATCGGCCAACTCTTTTGTATGTTCTAATGCTTTATCGCTATAAAAATCATAATCCGGAATTTCTATATTTAAGTCATAAAATTGGTCTTCTTTTGGTAATATATTATTAATAGCAGTACCTCCATAACAAATTAATTTTTTATCTTTTATGAATCGCTCAACAATAGAAATTATTTTTTTAACATCGGGCGAATTTACTATTCTCGAACTCGCTTTTTTTTCGGCTAAATCAACCGCCAATCGTAATATAGCCAATTCTTTTTCTTCATATTTCATTTTTGTTTCGTTGTTATTCTTCATATAATATAACTATACAATTTTATAAAAATCATAATAATTTAAACATTTTAAAATCTTGTGTATAATGTTTAAATTAAATCAAAATCGGTTGAAAATAACATTTCATCTGGGTCTAATTTTTCCAACTCTTCGGATACATCCATACTTTGTTTAATATAACTATTTTCTCGCTCTAATTCTTCAATTTGAGTAGTTAAACTAGAAATTTCATCAAATTTATTTGATTTGTTTGCGGCAATAGTTCGTTTTTGTTCTAATGCCCGATTAATTTCATTTTGTTTCATTTTTAATAATTTGTTATTATCTTCAATAGAGTCTATTTTATCTGTATTATTTAATATTTTAATAGACTTTTCTAATTTTTTAATACGCTGGTTTAATTTATTAATCGAATGTGTATTGGGGTTTTTTTTATCTCCATTACTTGGTTTTAATGATAAATCTCTTAACCGATTCTCTTTCAAAACAAACGCGTTACCTTTATCTTCAAAAAACTTCATCGTATACTCTAAATTTTCATCATAATTTTGGTAATTCATACCAATAAATTGTATTCCATAGTTGATGAGGTCTTTTGAATTTAAATTTGTTAGGTCATTTGTTAAATCTGGTAGAGCCATTGATAAATTTCTTTTATTATATTCTATTAATTCATTCTTATTCGCATTAATTATATCACTATTCGTTAATAGCCTGAATTTCGCACTATTTGTACCGATATTTGAATATGTAAATAATTTCGTATTTTTATAGAATGTATTTGAATTATCAATCATGATAATTACACGTTCGCTAAGATCAAATAATCGAACTGAACCAAGAGTACTTGATAAATATTCATTTTGATATTTTATTGGCAATACTTTATTGGCGAAATAAGTTTCAATTAATTTTGCCATACTATCATAGGTCGGAATATTATTTGTTCTAATTCTAAAATGTAAAAATAGCGGGTCTTTCCCATTTTGAATGGGTTGTCCAAACGCATATCTATTAATTGTTTGAAAAACCTCTTCTAAATCAAGTTGATTTTTTGAATCTTTAAACATATTTGTTAAATTTGTAGAACAAGTTACATATGGTTTATCATTAAAAGAACGTATTTCAAAATCTAAACAACGAACTCCCAATTTTAATACGTTATAAAGAGCACATAAATCAACATAATCATCTTCAAATTTACCTACACAACAACAGTTATAAGCCGTATTAACATTAAAGCTGTTTAATGTGTTTCTGTTCGATTGATTAAACTTAACCGGTGTTAATATTCCTACTTTTTTAACATTATCATTATATGTTTCGCAAAGTTCATCTTGTTCAATATCGATTGTTGTTAAATTTTCAACCACATTTAGATTTAAATATATCAACAATAAGCACAATATAAAAACAATAAATAATAATATTTTAACATAAGAGTTCATTTAATATAATGTAACATTAAAATTCAAAATTTTTAAACATATTCTAATAAATTATTTGAAAACAAAGATAGTTCGATTTCATCTTCATGTAAACTATAAAATATGTAAATATACTTACATATTACTTTAATAATGTTATATTTTACATGGTCATCTACGCTATTTGTTAATTTTAAAAAATTATAAAAACAATCAAGTATATCTAAAACAGAATAACCCATATCAAATATATTAAATAATATATCAATCGCTTCTGCCAACTTTTTTTCTTTCAAGCAAAGTATATATTTTTCAAAATAATTATAATTAATACTTGTGCACAATGATATTATATTATCCTTTGTTATTTTTTTATCATATAATTTGAACTTTTCCAGATAATTTATGCACATTTTTGTAGAATTTTGACACATTTTTATGAAGAATTCTTGAACATCTTGGTCTATATTAATATTTTCTTCTTCTTTTATCTTCAAATAGATATTATTAAGAATATTTGATTCTGGTATTTTTAGTAATAATAGTCTAGATTGCAATGATTCGATTATTTTATTTACATTGGTACAGCCGCATATAAAATGCACCTTATTACTATAATTATCTATACAGTTACGAAAAACTTGTTGACTTTGGTCGTTTAATAAATCTAAATCATCAATTAGAACTACCTTTTTTTTATTAGGAATAAGAGATGAATTTTTACAGAAATTTTTAACTTCTGTACGATAATAATTAATACCCTGTTCTTTTGAATTATTAATATACATTATATTTTTTTCGAAATTTTCACAATTAAAATACGTTTTTACAATAACATTTAAAAAAACGGATTTTCCAACATCTGGTCTACCTATCAAAATTAAATTTAAATCATTGTATCTTATTAATGTTGATATAAATGTCAGGAATGTTTTTTCAAAATAAAAGTCATCCAACTTTGTAGGTAAATATTTATTTATGAAACCTTCCATTATATAATTAGTTAAATTACTATTTAAGTTTTTCTCGTTTAATATAATTAATGACATTCTATGATATGTTGGGAATAGATAAAAATGCCACACCAAATGATATTAAAAAAGCGTATAGGGCGCTGTCATTAAAATGGCATCCGGATAAAAACAATGATTCTGAAGAAAGTTGTGAAAAATTTAAACAAATAAGCGAAGCATATCAAACCTTAAGCGACCCGGTTAAACGCGACGAATATGACAATAAGGACAATATTAATAGTCATCCTTTTCATAGAACAACTTCAAATTTTAATATGAACGGAGGGTTTCACGGAATGAATAATTCCAATATTTTTGACATGTTTAATATGTTTGATAATAACTTCCAAGGATTTATGAGCGGTGCAGGACCAAACATTCGCGTCTTTAGAAATGGTGCTCCGGTTAATCCAATTAATAGACCAGATGATATTACTATTGTAGTTTCTTTATCACTAGAAGAATGTTATAATGAGAGTAAAAAAACAGTTGAAATAGAACGGTGTATTGTAGATTTAAATAATAATAGTAAAAAAATAGAAAAGGAAATATTACAAGTTAATTTTCCACGAGGAATAGATAATAAAGATGTTATTGTTATTGAAAATAAGGGAAATATTGTCTGTCATCAATCTATGAATATGATAAGTAATTTAAAAATAGAAATACACATTAACCAACACGCTACATTTACTAGAAATGACACCGACTTAATATATAATCACAAAATTACATTAAAGGAGTCGTTGTGTGGGTTTTCGTTTGAGCTTGACCATATCAATGGAAATAGTTATAATATTAACAATAAAAATGGTAATATAATTACACCGAATTATTCAAAAGAAATTAATAATTTAGGTATTATAAAAAATAATAAATGCGGCAAACTTATAATTAAATTTTCAATCGATTTCCCATCCCAACTAACAGAAAAACAGATTGAATTATTAAAAGAGATACTATAATAGATATAATAGATATAATAGATATAATAGATATAATAGATATGTTAAATTTGATTTATTTAAAAATATAATAAATCAAATTTTTTAATTATTTAAGAAATCTTTTTACTGGGGATTTCAGCAGAAACAATATAAACAGAGTTCTCTGTCATAATAATATATTCAGTATCTACCTTATATATTTTAGAAATTGGACTTGTATACTCTTCTTCGCTTTTTACAAGTAATTTCTCAGCATTTTCTCTTACACCGATTAATGCGTTCTTATCACACGACGCTGTCCAGTAATCCATCATAATTGGCTTATCTTCGACGATCGAGATTTTACATGCGTGTTCCATTGTGGTTTTTGTTGGCAGCTTATAATTTTCTTCATTTGCTTCAATTATTTCAGACATTATATAAAGATTGATTAGTATTTTTTTAAATACTTTTTTGTATTTATAATTTATGACAAGTGAAGAATTGGATTTAACGGATTCTTCCAATTATCGTATTTTATGCGAAGACCGATTCGAAAGTGTTTCCAAAAAATACATGGAAATTATTAATTATTATATTTTACATTCTAAAATAAACATGAACACTAGTAATTATATTTTCTTAAAGGGTATTTATATTGTCACAAATGTATTTAAAATTATATACTATTACACTAAAAATTTAGAGCTAACTGTTAATTATTCAAATCGAGCAGCATTTTATTATATTGAATATGTTAATCAAATAAATGATAAAGATTCCGACTTTGTTTTTGTAAACTTGAATTTAAAAGATGCGGTTATTTATGTTTATCGTAAGAGTATTTATGAAATAAATGATTCATATAAGAAAACAGTCGTAAATAATAAACACGAAGAAATATTATTTGATTCAATACATAATTTTACGACATTTTATTGTCAAATTATACAATTCATCTTTAATAAAATAAACATTGAAAATATGGATGAAAAAGAGCTTGATGGTTCATTATTAAATATTTACTATTTTCTAGATAATATTTGCAAAAATGATTCCAGTGATACGAACACAGATATTCTAAATTTACTTAATCGCAAAACAATTAAAAATAAGAATATACTATTTAAAAATATGATTGATATCAAATTCGCATATTCTGGAACAGACGATTTAAAATCAACCGTAAATTATATTCGCGAAGAGATTGAATCTAGAATAAAAGAAAACAATTAATTAACTTATTCATATTTTATTTTTATTTATTATCCAAATCTAGTTTATTTTTATTTATTATCCAATTCTAGTTTATTTTTATCATCCAACTTTATTTTTATTAATTTCTTTTTTGTTTTTTTTACTTTTTTCTTCTGTGGAACTTCTACACTTGGCACAGATGATGGTTGGTATATAGTATTAAATTCAGCTAACAATATTTTGTTCAAATAGTCATACACGATATAAAGATCCTCTTCTACACATTTACCAACGATTAATACACTTCCTGTACGAAATATCATAAAACTAATATTAAGATTATTTTCTCTATATTTACATTGAATCCCAGGATACGAACATGGGTCATATGTCGCGTGAATTTTGTACTTATATTTTAATAATTTGAAGAACTCTTCGCGGTTTATTAAGAAACCACAATTAAAATTTGAATTTATTAACACGGTTTCCGTTTTTTCGTGATAATAATCTAGTTTTCCATCGAAGAATGGTCTAAGAACATTTAATACTTCTTCTAATACTAGAAGAAATATTTCTTTTGTTTGAATGCCAGGCAATTCTAATTTACCCGTATTAAATATTTTTACATGTAATTCTTTAAAAATTCCACCCTGTTTTATTCTTAAAATAAGCACAAAACAATTATAAAATGCACTTTTCTTTTTAATTCTATAACTTGTTATATCTTTTTTACAGATACCTACACTTATTTTTCGTACATCTTTAAAGGCAGTAATTGTATTTTCTTTTGAAACTTGCTGAAGTATATTATTTTCTATATATCGTCCCTTATTTTTTTCTAAGTTTTCGTCTAATTCATCAACGTCTTCTTGGGTTAATGAATTAAATTTCATTTGTTTTTTGATAATACCATTTTTTTCATCATAATAATGAAGTAGCGGGAGTTTCCAAAATATATTTTTTAAGTCAACCGTATTATTTAAATACGCAATTTTTGTCGTTGTTGAAATATATAAATCTGAACATTTAGGCATATCTTTTATTTCATTCCTGTTTTCGGTTTCATTGTTCAACTCATATGAATCGTCCAATAAAAATTCACTCCATTCATCTTCTATATTCATTTATTATATATCTTTTAATAATTTAAAGAATCTAAATCAATTTTAATGTTATTTCATTATATAGATGTTGTCTATGCAGTTAAAAACAGAGAAACTATCTGGCGCAAAAATGAATACTATTGTCAATGAGAATAAAGTAAGTCCGTCCACAAAAAATATTCGTTTAAATTCTTTCGAATGTGAAGTAAAGTCAGAATCATTCAACCCTAACTTTTCATCTTCCCCTCCTGAAAATTCATTCATGCGAAAATTAGAAGAACGAATTAAAAATAATTAATTCACATAGTTCTTGATATTTAAACAAAAATAATCAATAAAATGAGTTAGATTATATTTTTGAGTATGTAAAATATTTTCCACAAACTTCAAAAAATCACTTGTTATATATTCCTTCTTGTTTCTAACTATATACAATATATATTTCTTAATTATATCTTTTACTTCTTGATTATAACTAATAGATATCTCGTTTATATACTTGTTTAACTTGTTATTCGTTTTTATGTTTTTACTTATATCATCAAATACCTTGTCGTTTAATACTTTTATATTGTTTATACCTATTTTCAGTATGTGTTGATTTGATTGGAGAAAGTTAATCATACTACGCATGTCAGACTTATATGAATTTATTATATTTTCTAATACGGAATAATCTATATATATTTCTTCGTTATCACATATGTGTTGTAAAAAATTCATTATTTCAAATTTTGGTAATTCATTAAATCTTAAACGTATAAACTCGTTTTGGAGCGATTCTTCTATTTTACTTATATAATTACATATTAAACAAAATTTTACATTCTTATTTACTGATTTTAATAAATATTTTAATGCTTGCTGTGCGTTCTTTGTCATATAATCTACCTCATCTAAAATTATAAATTTTATTCCATTTGAAAATAATGGTTTTGAATTTATGAATTGATATATTTGATTCCGTATTACATCTATTCCGCGCTCATCAGAAGCATTTAAATGTATCATTAACCCCTTATTTACTTCGCCGTTTTTTTCTTGAAATAATTTAATCAAATTTATAATTGTTGTCGTTTTTCCCGTACCAGGCGGACCATAGAATAAAAAATTTGGAAAATAGTTCTCTTTTATTACATTGTTTAATATTGTTCTATTTGTTTCGTCGATTACTATTGAATTAAAGTTAATTGGCCTATATTTTTCCACCCACGGTATATTCTCCATTAAAAGTACTAAATTCTTTATTTTAAATGATTTACTTCGAATATATATCTTTACACATTTGAAGATTTAAAATGACACAAAAATAGATATGTATATAGTATATCTAATATTAGCCCGGATATAGAAAACCAAAACAATATATATTCTATTAAAGATTTTTCTCGAATTTTGTAAAAATATATCACTAACAAAGCAAATAAAGGTATAGCTAAAATGTCGCCAAAATGACTTAAATTGTTGATAATATAGTTATATTTCATTGTATTATACATTATTATATTATTATTTTGTTCCATTTTAAATCGCCAGGGGCGTAAATTAGTATTTTTATTTCTTTTCTTCTTTCGAATCTTTTACCACAGTTGACAATTCACCCGAACGACACGAATCACATCTATTATCAATATGATTTATTTTACATATGCTTTTAATCATAGTTAATGAAAGCGCAACATTATTTTCTTTTGAATTATTATTCATTAATAGATATACATAAAAAAATATAAATATACATAAACAAATATAAATATACATAAACAAATATAATATGGAGGTTATTGAAAGCGTTGAGGATTTCAAATTATTATTAAATAACAACAAAAATATTGTTATTATTAAATTAGGAGCGGACTGGTGTGGCCCATGTATTAAAATAGACCCAATTGTTGATGCGTTTTTTAATGAATATAACAACCAAATTAATTGTGTCAAAGTTGATGTAGACGATTCGCTTGATGTATATGGATATTTAAAAAAAATGCGCGTTATTAATGGTATTCCAGCGATTCTTTGTTATTTTAGCGGCAACGAAGGACCAATGCCAGACGATTCTGTGCTAGTCGGCAATGAAAATGAAGTTAATCTATTTTTTAATAGGTGTATTGGATACATTAAAAAGTTAGACTAAGTTCTAGTATGCCTTATATTATTTAATGTTTCGGCTATTTGTTCGATTACTCTTTCGTTTATATGGTTGTTTAATTGTTCACGAAATTGTATATTTACTCTCTCATGAATAAAATGAATCATCTCATTTGCCAGTTGATTATTTTCATGATTTGAAAATTCATCTAATATTGCGGATCTATTTATTAAATTATTATTAAGTATTGATTGTGTTTCATTATAATTTACTGGGTATATTGATGTCGACTGAGTTAATGTCGACGGAGTTAATGTCGACGGAGTTAATGTCGATTGAATCGTTGGTTCAAATACGCTTCGTTCATTCATTATTTGTTGATACCCTATTTCTGTATTCGGTATAATATCTATATCTCTTATACTACTATCGTCTATATCTATTATACCACCATCATCTATATCTCTTATACTACTATCGTCTATATCTATTATAGTTACATTATCCACTTCAAAATAATCACGAGGTTCTTCATCGTCCCAATTGCTATAACTTACTGTACGAGAAAGCATTGGTCCGGGGTATTCTTCAAAAATATCTGTGTTTGTTTCTATTTCTATTGCGTTTTCTGTTATTTTTTCCCTACACAAAGGACATGAATTATTATTTGAATATTGTTGCAATAAACACGTTAAACAAAAATGATGCCCACATTGTGTTATACACGAGTTATTTCCTGTTATTTTTTCTAAACATATCGCACATGGTTCTTTTTCTTCTACCTCTTCCATTTCTTCCACTTTACCATGTTTTTGGGTCCAATATACTTCTAAATTAGAAACTAATTCGTTTTTATGTTCATTTGTTTTTTGTTTTATTATTGAACATAATCTTTTTAATACGTGTATTTTCATCGACCTAAAATCAGGCAATACATTTGACTCGAATATATATTCTAAATGCGGGTCGGCATCACATTGATGTATATAATGATTTCCAGATTTACAATAACAGCACCGACGAGGCGGACAAGGAGACATCTTTTTTTATTAGTAATAATGTTTATTTATTAATCAATTTTAACATGTTCTATTAATTCACGAACTCAATGGTAAATTATATAAATTACGACTACTTATATTTATCCAACCACTACCGCGCTTTGAACTATTCATCTCTAATATATTTATGTGTTTTCTTATTAGACCGCATATTAATTCTATATCCTTTTCATCGTTCGGTTCAATACATAAACATCCTTTAAAAAGTGTTGGGGGTTTTACATATAATTCAAATTTGATGGGATTAATAAAGCATGGCATGTAAATAACATTCTTTTTTTTGGAGACGATTAACGATTGCGACCTACCATACGCATACCACGACGCATATTTTTTGTTTCCTTTGTCCCGTTTACTTAATTCACTTTTGTATGTTATTAAATAATTATACGTTTTGGGGTTTTCTTTCTTAAACTCTTCTTCGTCTATTATTTTACCATATTCATTATATGGGTAAATTATATAACTATCTTCTTTTCCGGTTGTAATTGACACGATACATGGTTCGCCAAATTTATCACTCTCCATTATATAGACATTGTCTCGTAATGTTGCAACACCATTCGTTATTTTACAAATATTTTTTAAGGTATTATCACCAACATTTAAAGCAAATAAATTAAATGTTGTATCATCAATATCAACATATTCTCTTTTTGTATTATTATACAAAAAAAAATCATTGGGTTGTTTCGTAAATACTGTTATGCAACAATATACTGAAACATTTGGAAATACCTTTTCACTTCCATAATCTATTATTTTTTGGATATAGCGATTTTCTATTAAATATTTCCTTATTAATACTGCCGACTTATTATATAAAAATGTATTCGGTGTTATACTTACCATTATACCATTTATTTCTAACAAATCTAAACATTTTATTAAGAAGGCATAATATATATCCACTAATCCATTTTTTAAGATACTAAATTCGGTTTTTATAAATTTTCTATATGATTCAGATAGGTCTTGTGTACGAATATATGGAGGATTTAATATAATATTATTGTATTTCGTTGTTATATTTGTCTTTAAAAAATCTTTATTGAATTTTTTTATTTTTTTCCCTTTTATTTGATCTAAAAATTCTTGTTTTACTTCAAAAACATCAATTGAATCATAATTTTCTACACTAATATATTTTAATAAATTGCCAGTTCCAACAGAAGGTTCTAATATATTTCCACCTTTATGTAAAAATGATGCCATTAATTCACTCTGTTTATCCTCAGTAAAAATATCTGATTTAGTAAATTTTAATAAATCAGAATCAAATAACATTATATATACATCATAAATATGTTTATATCTATTATAAACCTTCTTTATTACTTGGTTGATGTAGTAGTTTACACATATTCGTTTATTCCTATTAAATATACTCCTTTACTAGGTAATTCTATATTACTGTTTTTTTCCATATTTTCATATGTTTTAAATGGTACTAATGTACGGTCGTTTCTTTTGTCCAAACACCGTTTTATATTATTGTAATAAGAAAACTCTTTTGGTATATCTAATTTAACGAACAATAAATCATATCCCTTTTGTTTTTCTACCCACTGAAATTCATCTAAATCGCTCTGTTTTAAAAATGTGCCATCCAATACAATAAATTTTGTTTTACGTCTTTGAACTTCTGTTTTTGTTTTTTTACTCAACTCCTTGTAATTTTTAATATTATCATCCATACTTAAAATTTTATAACCCTCCAATTTTTTAAACATATTGGTTATACTCGATTTACCCGAACCAGGATACCCCGAAAGGATAATTACTTTATTTCTCTTTAACATTTGTATTTTGTCTATTGTTGAATTTATTTTTTTATTTAATTTCTCCTTTATTACTTTAAAATCTTTATTGTATTGTTTAAACGTATCAACTAAATCGTTCTTTAATAATTCTCTATAACATTTTTGTACTTGATCATTCATATATTGTTTAAACATTATTTTTTTTTTATTATAGTATTTTAATCATATATGACTTCAAATCTAGATTTGAATATTGAAAATTATAATTTAGAAGAACTAATTGGACTATTTAAAATAAATATTAATTTCGACGAGAAGGAATTAAAAAAAGCTAAAAAAATTGTTCTTAAAACACACCCAGATAAATCAGGACTTCCAAAGGAATATTTTCTCTTTTATAGTAAAGCATATAAATATTTATATAAAATATTTGACTTTCGAAATAAAAAGGAAAAATTTGATGAAAATATTGATTATAAAGACACACTGAATGAAGCCGAAAATAAAAAATTATTAACAGAGACATTTAAAAATAAGGGCGATTTTCATAACTGGTTCAATGATATGTTTAATAATCTTTATGTTAAAAATGATTTTGAAAATACTGGTTATGGAAATTGGTTGAGCTCAAATGATAACATCATCAATATGGAAAATAAAAATAAACAAGAACAAGAAGAAATTATTAAAACCAAAAAAAAGGAAATGCAACTTATTGAAAAAATAGATGAACCATATATTTACACAAATTGCTCCAATATTATTAGCGATACCCCCATTAGTTATAGTAGCGGCGAAATGTTTGGGAAGTTTCAATACGACGACATAAAACATGCCCACAGTGAAACCATTATTCCAGTGGACGAAGAAGAGATATTAAAATCAAAACCACAATTTAAAAATGAATTCGAATTTCAACTTCATCGCAAAAACCAGAAATTTAATATATTGTCGCAAAAAGAAGGAGAACACTATTTTAATAACCAAAATAATATTCATTCTGAAATCGCGACAAAACAAGCGTTTCAACTCTTGAAACAAGAAGAAATATCTAAAAAAAATAATAATATTTTTTGGAGCAAGGTTAAATTATTAAATAATAAATAAAATATAAAATATAAATCTTTATTATATGACTGATAAATATTTATATACTGTTCCTGCTGTATTAATAGCACTATATTTATACACTAATTATAAAAATAAACTCGTTAATTCAGATGAAAATTACAATGAGAAACTTGTCAAAGAATTCATATTAAATCAAGAAGATAACTCTATTTTAGGCAAAAATCATAAACCCATCATTTGGATACACGTTCCATATAAAATAAATTCACGAAACTGGGAAAGTTTTGGTTCTAGAAATTCAAACGAATTAAACGCGCCATATCTTTTCTTAACCATTAAAACTATTATTGATAAATGCGGAAATGATTTCAATATTTGCCTCATTGATGATTCTTCGTTTGAAAAATTAGTTCCCAACTGGAATATTGAAATGGATAAAATCGCAGAACCACTCATTTCAAAAGCACGTACTTGTGGTATTTTAGAAGTTTTGTATAATTATGGTGGAATACATATGCCTATTTCATTTTTATGTGTTAAAAATATTAAATCACTTTACACAAATTATACTGAAAATAACAAACCATTCTTATTTGAAAAAATAAACTCCAATAGTTCTTCCAATCAAGTCAAATTTTCACCATCTACATATTTTATGGGGTGTAAGAAAAATTGCTCTACCATAGCAGGAGCAATTGAACTTATTCGTAAAATTATGCGAACTGATTACACAAGTGAATCCGAATTCAAAGGTTATGTAGATAAATGGTTTTATGAAAAAATGTTAAGAGGACATGTTAATGTTGTTTGTGGTACTAAAATTGGTATAAAACTTGATGATAATACACCAGTTCAAATGGAAGAGTTGTTAAACTTCTCAAATATATGTTTTTGTAATGACTTATATGGTATATATGTACCACACGACGATATTATGAAAAGAACAAATTATCAATGGCTTTTAAAACTTGACGCAGATTCTGTTTACAATGGCAACACTATACTTAGTTTATACTTTCAAAAGTATCTTAACCTTTAAATAGTTTCTTCATCCTCTCCCGTTTTTGGTATAAAATAACTTATTTCATATGATGACTTACTATAAACGATTTTTGACTTAAATGGTATACATAAATATCTACATATTTGCCTTATTACGGTTATAAATGAACGATATGTCATTTTTTTATCTACATAATATCGCTTAGATTCAAAGTAATTTTCACGTATTTTATTGAAATAGGGTTCCATCTTATTGTGGTAATTCGCTTTTTTATATAATACATTGTTCAATACATACTCGTCATTCGATATTGTTGTTATTGTTTCTATAAATTCATAAAAATCCTTTTTGTTTAATGGTAATTTAAATAATTGAGACATATTATAATAAAATAATATATTTACTTAAATGATTAGTTAATATATTATTAGTATATAATGCCCGGTGGATTATTAAATTTAGTTGCATGGGGAAATCAAAATGTATATTTAAATGGAAACCCATCAAAAACATTTTTTAAAACTACATATTCTAAATACACGAACTTTGGACTTCAAAAGTTTAGACTTGACTTTGAAGGTTCGCGTAATTTAAAACTAACAGAAGAATCTGTTTTTAATTTTAAAATTCCTAGATACGCCGACCTACTTATGGATACATATATTGTTGTAAATCTACCTAATATTTGGAGTCCAATATACCCCCCTAAAACGAGTGATGACGATAATGTTCAATCTAAAAATAGGTGGGCTCCATATGAATTTAAATGGATTAAAGATTTAGGAGCGGAAATGATTAAAGAAATTACAATTACGTGTGGCGGTCAAACACTTCAAAAATACTCAGGAACGTATCTTAAAAATATGGTTGATAGAGACTTTTCGAAAGATCAAAAGGAGTTATTCAATAAAATGAGCGGTAATATTCAGGAACTTAATAACCCAGGTAATGTAGGCGCACGCGTTAACGCATATCCAAATGCTTTCTACGACGACTCGGAATTTGGAGCATCTCCGTCAATTGCTTCTAGAAAACTATATATCCCAATTAATACATGGTTTACAAACAGTACCAAAACAGCGTTTCCACTTGTCGCCATGCAGTATAATGAATTACATATTAATATTACATTTAGACCCGTTCAAGAATTATTTACTATTAGAGATGTTAACGATGTTGTTAATCAATATCCTTATATTAAACCCAACTTTAATGTAAACGAATTTCAAATGTATCGGTTTTTACAAAAACCGCCTAATGTCTCACTTGAAGACGAATATTATGTCAATAAAAATGTTGATTGGGTTGCAGATATACATTTAATGTCCACATATTGTTTCTTATCAGATGATGAATCTAGACTTTTTGCTAAACGGTCTCATCAATATTTAATTAAAGAAATACATGAATATAAATTTGAAAACGTTACAGGCAGCCAAAAAGTTGTTCTCGATACACTAGGTATGGTTTCTAGTTGGATGTTTCATTTACAAAGAAGTGATATTAACTTGCGAAATGAATGGAGTAATTATACAAATTGGCCATATGATTTTTTACCAAATGAAGTTGAAGTCGCACCAAGTACAGGAAGTGTATTAGCGAATATATCTGCACTGGACGATAAAGGCCCTAATACAAATTTAGACGGTACTGTTAATAACTTTTTTATTACATCTAGTTTTAATAGTTCAAATCAAAAAGAAATTCTTCAAGATTTTGGTGTTTTATTTAATGGTAATTACCGTGAAAATGTATTCCCAGCAGGTATTTATAATTATATTGAAAAATATGCTAAATCAAAAGTTGATTCTAACGAAGGACTTTACTGCTACAATTTTTGTTTAAATACAAACCCTTTTGAACACCAACCGTCTGGTGCTATTAATATGAGTAAATTCAAAAACGTTGAACTTGAATTATCGACATATGTACCCACATACGATGTTGACGCACAATTCTATACAATTTGTGATGATGAGGGAAATATTATTGGAGTAAATCAACCCTCGTGGAGATTATTTGATTATAATTTTGACCTTTATATTCAAGAAGAACGATACAATATTGTTGTATTTTCTAATGGTAATTGTGGGTTGTTATATTCACGTTAATTTGTTTACAAAAAATTTATTTATTAAAATTGATTTATAATTTAACTAGTTATAAATCAAATATATAATGAGTTCGTGCGATAATTTCTTTCAAGAACAAACAACCGAAGCCTTCAATGTTTTAATTAAACATGAACATTTAATGGAGTTTATTCAAAAATTTAGTAATAATTCTACCGGATTTATATGGGCAGAAGGTAAAGAAATAAATGAAATTAGTAAATTGCTCGAATTCCAAGGGCACAGTGGAGCTTCATTCGCACTTACTCTTCGTCAAATTCAATCTAGATTGAATAATTAATAAACAACTTTTACACAATTGAACCGCCATACGCAGTATTTAATCTTTACTATTTTTTTTGACTTGAAAAATTAATCGATATAAGCCAAATTAGATAAATCGTAAATCCGCCAGACGCAAATGTTACATTGATATAATAATAAGCACTAATTAATATTAATAATAAGAATATTGCTAATATAGTATTAGCTAAATCTCCTATAATCTTATGTAAATCTTTACTACTTTTGAAAACTCCTATGTGTTCATTCGAAAGAATAGAGCCGAATGTATAAAATAATATTTTACCAATCATATCAAAACTGAAAGGTATCGCAAAAATTGCTCCTGCTATAATACCGCCGATACCACCAGATAAAAATCCAATAAAGCCTTTAATCGCCGCATTAACATATTCACTACCAGTATCATAAATAAATGATTCATACCCATCTTTCGCCAATTCAATCATTGGAATAATAACCGCAGAAATTATTGTTGAAATAATTAAAACTACGAATATTATTGGAGAAAATAAGTAAATTAAAAATCCAATATTGTCTCCTGAAAAAAGATTTTTAACTGACTTCACAATATGATCAATTAGATTAGTTGGGTTAGTTGGTTTAGTTGAGTTAGATTGATTATCTTTAAAACCTATCCAATCAAGGATTCCTCTATCAAATTTATTTGAAGCTACTTTAATATCTTGTGCCATCTTTCCGAAATATCCAGTATTTGTCTCCCCATATAAACCAATACTACCCAATGTGTTCAACATCGTATCACTCCCAAGTAAAGAATCAGGGGTTATTTGCCAAAAACGTGTTCTATCATCATCTTTATCAGTGATATTTTTCACTGTTATTAGTGTAGTTCCAATTAATGTATAAATGAGTACAAATAGTATTGACCATCCAACACTTTCTAAAAATTTTTTCGGTTGAATTTTCAGTTGCTCTTTTTTTTTCTCTGTTAATTTATCTTTATGATCTGATTCTATAATAGGTATTGCTGATCCTTCAATCCCTGACATTATATATAATATAGTAATTTAAAATTATTGAAAAAACAATAAATATTATGTATATATATAAATGAAACCCAAACATAATAAAAAAACAATGAAAAAAAAGAAACACGAAAAAGTAGATTATTCCGAAAATTGTGAAAATATTAGCGGTTCTCAATACAATAAATATTTACAATCGAAGGATTTGTCTACAAGAATACCAGATTATTATCTAAAAGGCGAACTAAAAAATAATCTGTTCTTTGAAAGACTAAGTAGCATTTTTAATATTAATGGTCCTAAATGGACAAATAAAATGAGACAACAATACAAATTTATTCGTGATAATTATTCAATGGTTTCCGAAAGTAAAGAATGGAGTACTTATAAGGAAAAAGCTAAATGTAATATTTATCGTACAATTAAAAAAAATATGGGTCTAACCATTGTTGGTATATTATCAATTCCAACCACCGCGTCCGCCAGTCTAGGCGCGACATCATACATTCCACAATCATATGTGAAATGGATTGAAATGCAAGGCGCTCGGGTTGTACCAATACAATACGATTTACCTCCTCAAATGATGAACGTGATTCTAAATCAAATCGATGGTGTTTTATTTATTGGCGGCGCGATTGAAAGAAATGTAATCGAAAAAAATCACTATAAATATTTAGCAAGTATGAGATATATTACCGCGAAAATTATTGAGCAAAATATGAACGGAAATCATTTCCCCATTTTTAGTATTTGTTTAGGATTTGAATTATTACCAATTGTAGCAATGGACAGCAATATTAGTAGACAGAGTGATGCTTTTTTAAATAATAATAAAATATCTGATTTTACGCATATTGGTGGGTCCACTATGAAATTTACAAATTTAACAAAAGAAGAAGAACAATTGATGGTAACCAACCCGCTTCATCACGAATTCACAACCAAAGACAAATTCGATTTCGCAAATGGAAACAATATTTATAACTATCACAATAAATCATTTCTAATGGATGAAAAATATATGAAAGAATATGAAGAATTTTTAAAAGTAGTTACATACACCGAACATAAGGGGAAAAAATATGTATCTATGTACCAGTTTAAATCGTTGCCCTTTTACGGTGTACAATTTCACCCCGAAAAAGTACTATATGAATTTATAAAAGAAGGAATACCCAAATCACAAGATGCGATTCGATTATCGCAAAAATTATGCGGTATTTTTATTCGTGAATGTCAGAAAAATTATAATTTACATGTATTTGGCGTATCAAATGACGCAAACTTCTTTATAGAGAACTATGACCTACTTTCGCGTGAAAACGCAGTTAAAATACTATTTCCAGATAAGACCAAGGTTGTGAATCAAAGTGCTTTTGGAGCAAGTTATTATTTCGGTCGCACAGACTATACTCAGTCAGACTTTGTTCATGTACCAAACGCTAGTCTAGAAAAAAGTATAAAAGAAGATAAAGGAAAGAAGGCCGAAAATGTAAAGAAACAGAAAATTGGACAAAAGAAGGTTAAGCAAAAGAAGGTTGGACCAAAGAAAACCAGAAAAATGAACAAAAAATAAGAGTGAGAGAACGTAGATAATAGTATTAATTTAATAAATGTTTTTATTTTTATTTTTATTTTTATTTTTCTCTCTTCTATAGTTTTTTTATTTTACAAAAGTACATAGAGAATGAAAAAGAAGAACGGATTAACAACATTAACAATCAATTATGAAAAAAGTTTCTCTTTTAAAAAAAAAGAGAGAAGAGAGAAATACAAAATAAATAATAAATATTAAATAACATTTTCGATAGTTATATTGTTGAATACTTATTCGGTTATTATTTTTTTTGATATTAGATTACAACACCCATTCATTATATATAATTGATTCAAATTAATTATATAAAATATTAGTTTACATATTAGTTTACATATCACAAATGTTTTATTTAAAAACAATTTAAACAGATGCACGTATTATACGTAGAAGCAAACAATAAGTGCCCTATTGGCGCAATTGGATAGCGCGTGCGACTTCTAATCGCAAGGTTGCAGGTTCGAGTCCTGCATAGGGTGTATATATGGTTGTCCTCTACGCGTATGGAAGAAACCAGTATTTATCTTCTCCAATTCGTTAATGGACCAATATCAAAAAAATTGAATTATAAACCACCACTTAACCAATCACTATACTACAACTACAACAACAATCGTGTCTGTAAAAAAAATTGAATTATAAACCACCACTTAACCAATCACTATACTACAACTACAACAACAATCGTGTCTGTAAAAAAAATTGAATTATAAATCGCAACTTAACCAATCAGTAATACTACCGTGAATTAAAAATAAAGCACGGTTTCCCGAGCGGTCAAAGGGGACAGACTTAAGATCTGTTGCGTTAGCTTCGTGGGTTCGAATCCCACATCGTGCACCAATGTAGTCATAGCTCAGCTGGTTAGAGCGTCGGTCTTATGAGCCGAAGGTCCTGGGTTCAAGTCCCAGTGATTACAGTATGGGGAATGGAAAGTCGCCCTGAAAAAGACCTCCTCCTTACAATTGGGGTGAGAAATTGTAGGACAGACGCAGTCCATGTGATAATTATTATTCAATATTATTGTTTCAATAAGAGTCATTCATAGTAATATATGATTAAATACGCATTGTTAAATGTAGAAAGGGGCGCCTTTCATTAGCACGGTTTCCCGAGCGGTCAAAGGGGACAGACTTAAGATCTGTTGCGTTAGCTTCGTGGGTTCGAATCCCACATCGTGCACCAATTCCCTTATTGTCTAATGGTTAGGATATCGCCCTTTCAAGGCGATGGTCCGGGTTCAATCCCCGGTAAGGGAACCACTTCCTTCATAGCTCAGTTGGTTAGAGCGTGCGACTGTTAATCGCGAGGTCAGAGGTTCGATCCCTCTTGAAGGAGTTTATGCTTCCTTAGCTCAGTTTGGTTAGAGCGTTGTTCTTATAAAGCAGAAATTAATGTTCTTAGCAAAGCAAAGGTCATGGGTTCAAGCCCCATAGGAAGCAGTTTTGCCCGGTTAGCTCAGTTGGTAGAGCGCACGACTTTTAATCGTGTGGTCGTGGGTTCGAGCCCCACATCGGGTGTTTGGGACATAAAATAGTTCGCCTCCTCGTGGTGTGTCCTGGTTAATACTAAATGAACTATTCCCTTTTAGCACAGCAAGATGCTAATTGTCGTCGGTTTAAAATTAAATTTAAGGTTAGTGTGTGTATTCGTCTTCTGTGTATTTGTCTTCCATGTTATTACCTCAATGGGTTATTAACTTAATGACGGAATATTATTTCAATCACTGGTATTGTACATTCCCAAGAGAGTGATTGATATAATTTTTAAGAGCCTTCACTGGCTTCGTTGTTTGTATAGTTAAAGAGGTCCCTAAACATTACAGGGTGAGAGAAATGTGTGCTTCTACTTGGCACAAAATAGTAAAGTAGTGTTGCTGCGTATTCTGTTAAGGTAAAACAGATAATACAGGAATATAGCGGGCATATTTTATATGCCATTACATATGACCATTGCGTTTGAAACCTGTGCGATATTGATCACATCAATCGGGTGGAAAACCACATGGAAACCGTGTACCGCAAAGCTATTATCTGGTGTTGGGTCTTCTACACCGGGTGAAATTATATTGTGGGTTGTTGAAGTTTGATTTTTGTTAATTCATGAATAGAAAACACTCAACCATAGAACTTTGGAGGGAAGTTTGGAAAAAAAGAAGATAAGGGGACGCCCTTTTTTTTTGATATAATAATTACAAGTTAAAAAAAATTGAATTAACAAACTTGGATTTATGTATTAAACTTAACGCACATTGTCTAGACAATATTCGAGACTACATCCACATAAAAAATGAGCAAATCGTCTAGTTCGGACGAACAGATCGTAGACACATTATTACATTATAGTAATGTGGAGCCAGATTGGCACAAATTGTCTCGGCCCATTAAACGCAGGCTTTTGCGGAGAATAGGTTCGCCAGATAGTATTGATACTCGTAGCCCTATATTTTATAAAAAATTAGCGACTATCTGGAATGATATGAACAAAAAAAGAAAAGATGAGGGCATTAAAAGCATCGCGGAAGAACATAGCATAGAATGTGCTATATGTATGGAGACGTACAATTTAGATGATAAGACAACCTCCCTTTTATGTGGACATAAATTTTGTACTACATGTGTTTTTAAATATATTAAAGCGCATGGCATAAATACAGCTTGTCCGCTGTGTCGCGCAAACGTATTTGAATGTAGTCATGCCGATACTTCTCAGTACAACCGAGAGACACAGGAAGAGGAGAGTGAAACATTGAATCGAAAAAGAGAAAAACGAAAGCTCGAACGTCGCGCAAAACGCGAACGCGACCGAAAAAAGAAAGAAAATCTTTAAAATTACATTCTAATTAAAAACACCAAAAAAATGGTTTTTTAATTGTGCTCTCATGGTCTAATGGTTATGACTGCGGACTTTGAATCCGCCAACCTGGGTTCGATTCCCAGTGGGAGCTTTTGGCAACTTGGCGGAGTGGTTAACGCGGTGCCCTGCTAAGGCATTGCCCTTTGGGCGCGTAGGTTCGAATCCTACAGTTGTCGGTTACAAGATCATAATGATCTGTATATACGTATTACTTTAGTTATACAAATGATAATATATATAAAAATATTATATTTTATATATTATCTCTATGTTTGATATTCAGAAAATTTATGAACGAATTAAATTAACGACGACGATTTGATTTTTTGCGATTCTTTCTGGATTTACTTTTTTTTAATTTCCTGCTTTTTCGATTGCGACGCGTCTTGCGTTTTCCTCCAGACCAACCCCTGCCAAATGTATCAACTTTAAATGTATCATCCCAATCATAAACTTTTGTACCCTTTTTAAATTTTAAAGTTCCGGATGGTTCTTGATTTCCATTTCCACTGTATCTAAACGGTCCCTTTTCCAATAATTCACCCATATTTGTTTCTGGTTTGTCGGACTTCCAACGGTCAATATAAATATAGGGTCTTCCTACTCTCAAATCTATTGCGTATACCATTATTATATAATATTAGAAAAAAATTTAAAATAGGCGTTTTAAATAAGTGAAAATGCCTAAATTCTAGAAAACAAAGTAAATCAATACGTAAAAATTAATTTGGATATTTTTTCAGTATTAATATATTCCTATTGGCAACTTGGCGGAGTGGTTAACGCGGTGCCCTGCTAAGGCATTGCCCTTTGGGCGCGTAGGTTCGAATCCTACGGTTGTCGGTTAAAATAATATATATATATATATTTATTGTATATGTATATTATCATGTTTCATTATACAATAATGGTGTGGCACATTTATTATGGTAGTTCATGTTAAACACATTTTAAATCTCGTTTTTATTTTCATAGTGCGTAGAAGTCATCTCAGTACGCTCGTGTGTTATAGAGAAAATTGAATCAAAACATTTACACATTTCAATATTAAATTACACACGATGAGTGATACAAATTATATAACTGATATTTCTGGATTCGCCAATATTAATGAACTTTGCGAGAGTTCATTAATTAAAAAATGGATTAAATTAATTCCAGTGGATAAAACAATTAAATTTGATGAATATAATAGAAAAGAGTATTTTACTCCAATCGCTGACATCGTATTAGATGATGAATTATTTACATCTGGAAAAAAACTAGGGAATAAAAAAAGAAACACACTAATACAATTTATTCCAACTATTTCTACCGAATCGTTTAACAAAAAAGCAGAATGGTTATATTTACTTGTTATTAATGGTATGATTGTTAAAATCGGTGGAACGAGAACCGGACTCAAAGGAAGAGTCGCTTCTTATCTTTGTGGGCATCATATAGAAGAAAGAGGAAAATCAGGAGATTGTTCTAAAACGAATGGCTTTATTTATAATACATTTGATTTTTACCTCAACCTAGGTTGTAAAATTCAAATGTATGGGTATGAATTACCTAAAACTGAAATTACAATTGAAATATTCAATAAAGAAACAAAAATAACCACACAAACATACCACGCATATGAAAGCACATTCTTGGAAGATTATAAAAAAAATTATAACGAATATCCTATTTTAAGCGACAACTGCGACCCAAATTATAAATAATAGTTCACGCTGTAAATTGTCTAAAATAAACTTACATATTCGCACACATATATTCCTGTTCTTCTTTTGAAATATTAAAATGATTATATATTTCGTCATGATTTCCAGAATATTCTATTGTTGGAACAGGAAAACTTTGTAATATCCTTATATTGTTGAAATTACCCCAACGACAAATGTTATTTATAAATACATATAATGGATGTTGTAATATTTCTACATATTTTTTTGCCTGTTCTTCATTAGAACACAATATAAATACAATGGATTGTGTCATTCCGCAATTATCAATAAAGACATTATATTTATCGGTTGTTGATATAAATACCTTATACCCTTCTTGAAATTTATGCGGTCTTGATGAATATACTGTTTGTTTGGGTGTGTGGATTAATTTATATTTAAACACATCGCATTTCTTATCACGAATAAATGTCGCCTTTGTGTATTTATGTAAATCGCTGCTGGTTTTAATCTCAAATTTTTCTAGGGTTGTATCATCAACCGTTTTGGATAATATATTTTGAACGATTTGATTGTAAAATAATGGAATGTATTTGCGTTGTTTCGATATGACGGAACTCGTGTATTCTTTTTTTTTCCATATACCAGAAACATTAATATTTTTATATGAATCGCAATTCTGTATTATATACCAAGTAAAACTAGACCCAACCTTTTTAAAGTATTTTTTCGCTGTATGTATGTCTAAGTGAATTATTTGTAATGATGTAATTATTTTAATTAATACATTCCTATCAGCATATGACATCCAATTATCTGGTGTAATAAATAATAGATAACCCTTTGGTTTTAGTTGCGATAACGCCTTTTCAATAAAATCCTTGATTAAATTATGATTTTTTGATGCTCTTTTACCGTTTTCTAAAAGTTTTGCGTATGGTGGATTCGCAACTATTAAATCGTATTTTTTATCACTATTAAATTTAATGAAATCGTGGTTCGTTATTTGTAAATTGTATTTTTCACCACAAAATACACTGCGCACATTTTCTAATCTACCTTCATTAATATCATTAAATTCTAAGATTTGTTCTAATATTGTTTCTTTATCGTGATACTTTAACAACTCAAACATAATTGGAATACTAAAATTCCCATTGCCGCAACAAGGGTCCAATATAGACAAATCACTTTTTTTCCATAATTCATTAGGAATTTTACTTAGCATTTCGCTTATACAATTAATTGGGGTTGGCTCGTCGTTTGTTGATTTATATGTACTTTTGTCCATATTTAATGTTTCATCATAATACGTTTTTATTTCACTAAAACTGGACGAATCTACTGATACTTTTTGATTAGGTTGAATTGCCTTTCCCGTTTTTTCATCGCCCAAACATACTGGAATGTTTAATTTAATTAATTTTTCTTCAACCGACTTATCGATCAACTCTTTCATTTTACTTTCATTCACACATGGGGTTTTTCTTCTTTGATGTTGAGTATAATGAGATTTACTATTAAACCCCTTGCCACACTTTTCACAACTGATTTTAGACATATTTAGTATTTATAGTAATTTGTAATATATCATTTAAATCAATTTTTATCATAATTGATTTTAACTATTTTTAGTTTCATTTAATATTGTAATCCAATCTCCGGCATTTTTTATTTTTCGTAAATAATAATACATTTTAATATATTTCATTCATATGGAATCTATTAAATGTTTATTTATTACTGGTGGTTGTGGGTTTATTGGTTCAAATTTTATTAACTATTTTGCGAAAAAATATAAACACATTCGTATTATTAATTTTGACGCAATGTACTATTGTGCAAATATTGAAAATATTGATATTCATATTCGCAATTCATCTAATTACACATTTATTGAGGGAAATCTACAATCATTCGAATTACTAAAATATATATTTCAAACAAATCAAATATCGCATATTATTCATTTTGCCGCACAATCTCATGTTCAAAATTCTTTTAGTGATTCACTACAATATTCCAATGATAATATATTAGGTACTCATAATTTACTTGAAGTTAATCGGCTGTTTAATACTAATCTAGTCAAATTTATTCATGTTTCTACCGACGAAGTTTATGGCGAATCCATGGTAGATGTTGAAGAAAAATGTAAAACAGAACAATCTATTTTATGTCCCACAAATCCTTACGCCGCTACAAAAGCCGCAGCAGAATTAATGGCTCAATCATATAATCATAGTTTTAAAATGCCAATTATTATTACACGTGGGAACAATGTATATGGTCCAAACCAATACCCGGAAAAAGTTATTCCCAGATTTATAAAACAATTAAAAGAAAATAAAAAAATTACAATTCAGGGAAATGGTTCGTGTCTTCGTTCATTCTTGCATGTAGATGATACATCCACCGCATTTGAAAGTATTCTACTGAATGGGAGTATCGCGGAAATTTATAATATCGGGTGTGATGATAATATGGAATATAGCATTAAAGAAGTAGGGCATTTATTAATTCAACATATACAGAATACAACGGATTATAACAATTGGATTGAATATATAGAAGACCGCCCATTTAATGATAAACGATATTACATTAGTAATCAAAAATTAAAAGACCTGGGTTGGAATATTAATATATCATTTGAGGTAGGGATAAAATCACTCTTGAACTGTTGATTCTTGTATTTGTAATTCAGTTAATGATTTTAAAAAATCACTTCCGTTATTACTATGCTGAATATATTTATTAATTACATCACATGGAGAATAGTGATAATCCTTTATTTTATTTTTATAATAAGGTGGTATATCTTTATTAAAATAATTCTTGAACATTTCATTTATTATATTTTTACTTGCCTTTTTCATTTCAATATCTATGTCGATTCTTCCTCGTCGTTTTAACGCATCATCTAATTTATCATAATGATTACTTGTTATGATTAATATTCTACCCTCATTTTCATTTAATCCGTCTATTAAATTTAATATAGTGGATAATGTAATTTCTCGTTTTTTATTGACTGTTTTTACATTATTTGTAGTGGTATACATATGTTTACCATCATCATTCACCATTACAGGCTGAGCCGCGTCTTTTCGAAATTCATCTTTTCGAAATTCGTCTTTTCGAAATTCATCTTTTCGAAATTCATATTCTTCTTCTTTATTTTCCCTCTTTTTTACAATATCATTCATACAGTCAATATCTTCAAATACAATAATTTTATCTTCAAATCCTATTTTGGTTTTATTTGATTGTTTATACATTTCCTCAAAATATACTTTGAATAATTCTTCCTCTGTCTGTATCATACTAAGGGATATTGATACAATATTTCTATTTAAATAATTTGATAATGCTTTTATAAAAGAGGTCTTGCCTGTTCCGGGTGGTCCATGTAGAGCAATCCCTAGCGTATATGGTATTCCGTTTTCTTTGTACCAACTTTTATTGTTTATAAAATTATCTATTTGTTTTAAATAATCTGCCTTTTTTTCAAAAAATAAATTTTTGAAATTTCGGTTTGATTTAAATTCATGTTCTTCCCATTTTACATTTATTCCGTCATCATTGTCGATTCCACCTAACGTAAATAAATATTTTTTCCCCATTCTGGCTTCTTTTAATTCATTAATGTAATTCTTTTTAATCTTTTCAATATAGTCTTTTAAATAATAAATATCGTGTTTATATGTGATTAATTCAATTTCTATGTCATCCATTCTAATTTTTTTCTCTTTGTCATCGCTGCGTTCTTTTGTAATAATGACTTGTACATAAATATCATTTTCTAGATAAAATGGCGTTTCTTCGTATATCATAAATACTTCATTTTCTACTTCTACCTTATCTTTACTAGCTAAATTATCTTTACTATCTAAACCTCTATCTTCAACTATATCACAATATTCAATCATAGATTTAACATTTACTTTTTGTTTTAATATATGCCTCCATAATGCTCTAAAATTATCACTAAAAAAACAGGTATGTCGTGTTTCCCATGAGGAATTTCTACTTACTTTTACACCAGGAATTACTATACTTGTTGGTTTTTTGAATAATTCATTACACTTTATTTTCAATAAAATTTGTTTAATTGTACTCTGTTCAACATTTGAATATAAGTAAAATAAAACACCTAGAAAAATCATTATAACACTATTTTTTTCTACTGTAAATGTATCTATTATCATTTTATATTTCATTATTTCCATAAAATCTAGCATACTCATATTTAATAACTAATAACTAATATTTAAATATTTTGTTAAATTATTTAAGGAAAAAAAGTATTATAGAGATTTCAAACTATATATTATTATGCCGCGAAGAAAAAAAAAGCAGTTGCCTTTTGTTAGTGTATGCACTCCAACATTTAATAGAAGACCATTTATTCCGTACATGCTTAAATGTTTTAAATCGCAAACGTATCCACTTGATAGAATAGAATGGATAATAATTGATGATGGCACTGATAAAGTTGAAGATTTAATTAAAGAGGCAGATTTACCACAAATTAAATATTTTAAATATGACGAAAAAATCCCACTCGGTAAAAAAAGAAATTTAATGCATGAAAAAACATCTGGTGATATTATTGTTTACATGGACGACGATGACTATTATCCACCAACACGGATTAAGCACTCGGTTGAAACACTTATGAAAAACCCAGACGCACTTTGTGCTGGTTCGTCTATTATACATGTCTATTTTAAACATATTAAAAAAATAATTGAGTTTGGACCATATGGACCAAATCACGCAACTGCTGGTACCTTCGCATTCAGGCGAGAACTTTTAAACCAAACATCATATGAGGAAAGTGCTGCTCTTGCGGAAGAAAAACATTTCTTAAAAAATTATACAATCCCATTTGTTCAACTCGACCCAAAACAAACCATATTAGTTTTTTCACATCTGCATAATACGTTTGATAAAAAAAATCTACTAAAAAATCCTAACCCACTAGTAACAAAAGAAAGTAAGATTCAGGTTAAAGATTTTATTGAAAACGGGGAAATTCGCGATTTTTATATGACTCGTATAGAGAATTTACTTAAAAAATATGACCCCGGAGACCCAAAACATAAACCGGATGTAGCTGAACAAATGAAATCAATTGAAAAACAAAGAGACCAACTTATTCGTGATAATATGTTAAATTCTCCCTCTATTATTACAATAATGGATGAAAACGGACAACAGCGTAATCTTAAAAACGGAGAATTAATTGACGTATTAAAATCAAAAGATAAACAGATTGAGGAACTTAATAAAAGATTAAAAGAAGGTACTACATCTATTTCATTAAAACAGAATGGCGAAAATAGGCAACTTTCAAATGACGAAATTATTTCTTTGATCCAACAATTACAAAAACAAACGAACGACCTTACAATGGAAAATAATTTATTAAAAGAAAAAATAAATATATTAGAACAACAAAATACAAATGAAGATATTTCAAGTACAATAAACCCATTTGATATACCAAACCCGTTAGAAGAAATTCAAACACCAAAAGAAGAAGTAAAGCATACGAAATTTCCACAATTTCCACCATTAGAAGAGGATGGATTCAAGCGGGACCATTTATACGCATAATAATTTAAAATAATTTAAAATTAAATATGGTATATTATTATAATGTATATTCCATTCATTTATTTATTGTGTATTACAACCAATTATAAAATACACGATAAATCAATTAATAGTAAAATAAAAAATCTAACTAACGGACAATATGATAAAGATTATGAGGGAATCGACCATAGAGACCCCTTAAATGAAACAATAAATGATTTAACTATTGTTTCCAATCATCAAAAAATAGAGCTTCTTAAATTATTAGAAGATGAACGTATATCTGTTCCTTCAAAACTTGATTATTTAAATAACTACTCGTTTTTATTTAATGTGTCAAAAATATTTGACTTGTATGCTGGTGGTCTAATGCTTGAATATAATTTTGATTTTTAATTTGTGTTTTCTAAAAAGGTTAAATAAAGTTCTGTTTTTTCACCATGTAAATTATAAAATATACCTTCACATATTCCCTTATGTGTATATGTTTTATGATTATTAAAAAAATTTAAATATCAACGAAGGTCTGGTAAATATTTTTCATCTATATCTTCTATGCTTTCACATAAATTTTTCTCTTCTAAACTCCCTAACGCGTATCCGCGCGATGCGTCTTTTCTAATCAAACATTCATAACATTTGCCTGGATGATAAAAATTCACACCCGATGATACATCAAATACTTATCCGCAAATTACTAATAATATTTCTGATGAATTTTTTATTTCATCAGAACCGTAGATTTTCATTAAATATTCGAAACATATTAAAAATATGAAAAAAACATATTATTCACCCCCATATACCCATGTAAATGACGTATTAAATGGAAAACGCAATCATTTCGCAGAATTTGTGTTTAAATATAAGAAAAAAATATGCGTTTTAAACATTAAATTTTTTAAATAAACCATAAATTATTTTCTATTAACGCCTCTTTTTTTTTTGAATTACCTATCATATAATTGGCATGAACAAATTTTATTTTATTTTTATCTTTGATAAAATTATCCTTTATTTGTTTTAATTGCCCATTTTGTTTTCCTATAAATTTTTCATCAAAGTATAGTAATCCATTTGGAAATTCACTTTGAGAAAAAATATCAAAATTATCTATTTTACTTTTAATATAGTTAAATATAACCTGATCATTATTCTGGTAATTATTTTGTATTGATATATTATTCATTAAATAATAAATATATTCAACTTGTTTTATATTTTTACATAATATACAACCTGTGCATGGCATATTTATATCATCTTGTAAAATTAAAGAGGCATTATTATTATGTCTATAATTATTTAAATTATTTAACACTACGGTATCTACATCCATGTACCAAACATTATTATATTCTTTTAAGTTTTCTAAAATAAATTTATACCGCAATAAACTAAAATTATTGAATTCATTACTACTCCATTTAAAAGTCGCATTATTATCATTTTCAAAATATTCTACATTTAAACCCATATTTTTAAAATCAGTAAAACTTTTTTTACCATTTGTATAACCAATATAATTTTCTATATTATTTCTTTTTAAACTTAATAAATGATTTAACGCTAATTCATATACACCATCATTAAATACTGATATAAATATCAAATCCTTCATATATTCAATATACCGTGTGTTTTTAGGTTATTTTACAATTTAATTACTTATACTGGATAGCGTTCGTTTAATACTCTTAATTTCCAATTTGTTTCCATTATTCGTTTCTTTATTTCGTAAGACCTTGCTTCATTCGCTCTTGCATGATATTTCATAGAATATTTATCAAATATTTCTCTTGCTTTCATGTTTTCTTCAATCAAAACTAAATCACCATATTTGACGCTATTATTACAATGTTCATATTTATTCATTTTTTCATTTGAAACACCATAAATTCGTTTTATTGTATTTCCAGTATTATCTTGAATATTAAATAACTCATTTTTTTTTCCATTCATATAATAAATTAATGTTTAAAATTCCCCCTATATATTAATTTGCGTTAAACGTAAATCCAATAAAAAAATTTAATCTATTTATAAATTTAAAAACTTAACTTACACTACCTTGATCATCTGTTGCGCTGTATAATGACCCATCGTCGAGTTCATCCTCGTCAAACAATTCCCAGTATTCTTCGTCTGATACAACATTACTATTTACTCCCCAACAGTTGTATGCGATATGTGGCGACATGTTTTGTTCATCACACTGAAATTGCGACATATTTACAATATCGCCCATTACTAACCTGTAATTATTACTATGCTGCGGCCTACTGTGCTTTTCATAATCATGGTAGTCTGCTATCATGTCAACAACTTCTCTTGGTATCAACCTCAATAAATTTTCACTTATCATTTTACTTATATTTAAAATCATAAATGTATTATCCGCAAATCAATTTTAATTACTTACTCATTTTCTAAATTGTCTTCTATCTCGTCTGTATATTTTTCAATTAATTTTATCATTCTATTTATATCTAATTTTGATATATCATAATTCTCAAATATATATATTAGGTCTTCGTCTGTTTTTCCAGTTAGTTTTAATTCATAAAATAATGTCAATAAATCCTTACTGTCTATGTTTAGTTTTTGGCATAAATCGCATATAAATATTGAATTATTAAACTCGGTTGAATATTTTGTCAATACCTTTGTAAACCTAACTTCGTTTGATGGATTATAATTTATTTTTTTTTCAAATTCATTATTATAAAGATGATTATTAAACATAGTTTTAATCAATGATGACATTTCATTAAACTGCCAAATTTGTTTTTGAAACGTTATGCGGTCAATATAATCCGCAAAACAAAAATTATTTAATATTTGTAAATAAAAATCGGTTGTATCTATATTGTATTTATTCAATACGTCAACTATATTTTCATGCCATAACAACCCTATAATTGTTCTATCTGTTTCATTTATAATTGATAAATGATTATTCAATGATATCTTATTATTAAATAAATGTTGTACCGTCATTTTTACATTTTCATTATAACTCTTTTGAACAATAAATTCGCCCAATTCATTAAATATATTATTATTTGATAGATATAATTTATAAAAGTTGGTTAGTTTTTTTAAATCTTGGTTTACAACCTTTAATGCTATCTTAAAACTATCCTCATCTATATCTTCAAATACTTCTCTTACGATTTCTTCCATTTGACTATGTGTTGGTTTTTTTAGTTCATATGCATTTGATACTTTTAATAATTCTTTTATCTTTTTATCCATATGATAATTTCCAATACAAAATATTGGGTTTGCTGTATAATTTTCTAACTTTTGTTTTTTTGTTTTTTTTGGACGTACCAGTTTTATTAATGAAGTTATTCCACCCTTATCACCATTATTCATGCCATCTATTTCATCCATTATAATCGCAATATTCTGTTTTTTCTTATAGAATAAACTTAATACATTTGTATCCGACATATTTTGTTTTGTAAAAATATCCATTATTGATTTATTTCTTACGTCGCACGCATTATATGATATTATATCATAATTTAATTCATTTAATACTTCGTTTACAAATGTAGTCTTTCCTGTACCGGGATCACCATATACGAAAAATCCCCGTTTAGTTATTATTTTATCCTTATGTTTGTCAAATTCTATAATATCATTTTTAATTTTTTCAATAATTGTATCTCTTTTTAATATTACATTTATTTTTTTCCTTTTTAATTCATCCATTACATAATATAAGTACTTTCTTTTAATTATATTTACACATTTGATATTAAATTAAAATTACACTTTTTACATTCATACTTATTCATTAAAAACTTTAAATACTCGTCATATTTCATTCTATTATTTTCATAACTTATTTTTTTTTTCATTAGCGTTTTTGTATTTATTTTGGTTAGATATTTTGTAAATAAAAAATCACTGTCAATACGCAATACTGACCTAAAATATGTATCTATTTTTATTTTATTATTTATAACAGCAAATATCTTGTCATAAAAATAATTATAATAGAATTTATTGACAAAATAAAAATTTTTATAACAATCGTCTTCCAGATATTCATTTATTTCCTTTAACATCTCGTCTGGCAAATCTAATATTATCATTGGTTATTATAGTCAAACATTTAATCTTATACATAATATTTCAAAACGAAATATTATTTATTTATAATTGTTTATGGTTGTTTATGGTTGTTTATGGTTGTTTATATTTAAGAAGATGAACTATCACACAAAGAGGGATTATCGTATATTCCATCCCATGATACACCGCAATTTTGGGACCATTTATGTTTATTACAATCACCGCCTATGCCAGTAAAATCTGGGTGGGATGTGTCGACTGACCCACAACTAGTATTACCACCAATTTGTGGATATCTACCAGCACTACCATCATTATTTGTGCTGGATCCATAACCAGAGTAGCCATTAGCAACACCACAAGTATTACCATCATTACTTAATGTATACAACTCAGGACATTTAGTCTGCATTGGAGGCCAATCTATTTTTGTTTCATTGCTGGATAAAGATACCCCTACAATGGTCAATAATAAAATTAATGTGATTATTGCGATAATTGCTATTGTAAATTTAAATTCAGTCATATACAAATAAGCAATATTTTTTTCTAAATGTTATTTTTTTTTATTTACAACATATATATGTCAAATTCAAATGGTCGGGTTGATTTAAGTATTCCGAATTCAGAAAACATCTTTAAATTATATGATAAAATTCCTAATAAAATGAACAGTTATTTTGATGCTATGAATGGAAATCTATATAATACGCAACTCTCCAACGCATACTTTTCTAAAAACAATATGCAAATTATTCAAAATAGTTTAAGAAAAGCTATTTATACTAAAACCAACGCCCTGTTTATTATTGGACAACAAAGTCCGGAAGCATTAATGACTATAATGAGAAGTATTTTTTTACAAGAATCTGAAAATCTCCCAGAAAATATTACAGCCCAAATTGAATTACTTAATAAGAAGGTACTGGAATACGCTGTTCCGCAAGTTCATGGCGAATTAGAGGGGTACTTAACTTATAAGGACGATGTATCTAAATTAGCAATACCCATGGATAAACCAACTGTTGATAGACCATACCATAAACAACTTGAATATGGACCACGCTTTTAATGTTTAGGAACTCTTCTTGTTGTTTTTCCATACTTTTTTATCGCATTTTTTGCTAAAATAAGTGCCTTGCTTTTAGGCCCACATCCTTCTTCTAATATCTTAAAATCAATTACAGCTGCTTTTCCGCCTGAAACAGCACTTGCTAAACGACCAAGTCCCCACGAATGAGCACTTTGGTTTGGTCTACTTCCCGAACTATAATATGCTCCTTGACCCTTCTTTATTATTTTATTTAACGCATGCTTTGAACATTTCGTTTTTTTTGACAACTCGTTTACCGCTATTTTATCAACATTGTATAATTTTTTTAGGGTTATAAAATGTTTTGACCTCTTTGATTTATATGAATCTACTCGTTTGCGTGTATGATATTTTCTATTTTTATAAAGTTTTTTTGATTTTAATAACTGTTTCTTTTGCATTAAAAAATCCTTCTTATTTAATTTTTTCGGTAAATATTTAACAGGTACATTCATTTTTCTAGTCTTCATATTTTAATTGAATATTATTTTTCACTTTTTTTGGAAGAATGTCTCAACTTTAAATATTTATCATATGATACTAATAGTTTGTCTAGTTCTCCTAACCACATATTTTCAATCGTTATTTTTTTAATGTCCTCTAAATCCTTACTTTTATTCTTATAATCACTTACACATTTTACAACATTTTCTTCGTTCACACTATCCATTGGCATCTTCAACAAATACTTATATTCATCGTCGTCTTCAATGATATCAAATTTATGGGTTTTTAATAGTTCATAAATTTCAGTCTTCTTTTTCTTTCGAAAATCCAGTTTATCTGTTAAGATTTCCTCTAAATATTTCTTTTTGTTATACAATACTATTAACTCATTTTCTAACATTTTTATATTATGTTTCTTTCTTACATCATATAATTCCAATCGCTTTTCATAATAATCATCAATTATTTCATTTACTGTTTCGTATTTTTTTAATTTTTCATTCGCATCAAATAAGTGCATATTTGTTGTTGAAAAGGTAGTCGTCAATTTCATTAATTTTTCAAAACTGTCCTTATTTTTCATTATTTTCTTCAACATGTCTTTATGAAATTTTATTTTAATATTCACATTTGTCGATTTACTCATATCATCGTATTGTTTAATATATGGGGTAATTTTTTTTCCATTTTTATCGGTTGTTTCCATACGTGTTTCCAAATATTGTTTATAATCATCTGTCCATACGCCAACTGGCAACTCTTTAATTATTATTGTATTCTCGTCGACTTTATCATATAGCCCCCTTACAATATATCTGTTATCCTCCGTTTTATTAACAGACCCTTCAAAATCTTCAAAATATGGATTAAACTCTACATTGCTTACATCCTTGTTAGTAAGCTTACATCTCAAATATTCTATTATTGATTTTACATTATATGGTAATATTTCAGTACTAAACCCAGTTCCAATACCTTTTGAACCATTTACTAAAATCATGGGTATAATAGGAACATAGTATATCGGTTCCACTGGAAGCCCGTCGTCGTGTAAATATTTCAATATATTATCATCGTCTTTAACAAATATATCTCTTGTTATTTGATTTAATTGCGTAAATATATATCTCTCAGATGCACTATCTTTACCACCCTGAAGTCGTGTTCCAAATTGCCCGTTTGGACAAAACAAGTTTATGTTATTTGAACCTACATAATTTTGAGCCAATCCAACGATTGCTGAGTTCAAGCTCGCTTCTCCATGATGATACCCAGAATGTTCAGATACATATCCGGAAAATTGTGCTACTTTTATTTCATTTGTTAAATTCTTTTTAAAGGCACTATAAAGAATCTTTCGTAAACTAATCTTCAACCCATCCATTATGTTCGGGATTGACCTATCACAATCATATTTTGAAAAATGTATCATTTCGCGATCAATAAAATCATCATATGAAACAGTTTCATTGTTTGTATTTAAATAACTATTGCGGCTATACAATGACAACCAATCCTTTCTATCATCAGCACGCTTCTTATTAAATACCTTGTCTATTGCGTTTATACTAGATTCGCCGAGGTGATTAAAATATACAATTTTTTTATTTTGAAAATATTCCTTGAATTCACTTCCGGTACTTGTACCCAATCCCTTATAATATTTGATTTTCCAACCCGATGTATTATTGTTTTTTTTCCACGTTTCGTATTCGCCGTCGTTGTAAAACAATAATGTTTGACTATTTTTCTTTGCTTTAATAATTGGGGTATTCATAAAACCCATAAATCCGTCTACTTTGGATAATGATGACCACAATGAATCAAATAGATTTATTCCTAGACCTTTAATATGACTACCGTCTAAATCTTGGTCGGTCATAAACAAGATTTTACCATATCTCAGGTTTGTTTTTATTAGTTCAGAAGTATATGTTTTATTCGATTCTAACCCTAGAATTTTCTTTATTTCAATAATTTCTTTATTATCCATTACTTTTTTATTTGTTTCACCCCTCACATTTAATAACTTACCCTTCATTGGGTATACTCCAATTATATTTCTATCAGTTGACGATAGTCCAGATACAATACCCGCCTTTGCTGAATCACCCTCGCAAAATATAATTGTACACATATTTGATTTTTCAGTACCTGCCCAATTCGCATCAATTAGTTTGGGAATTCCTTTAATATTTTTGGATTTTGTTCCATCATTCTTTTTTGCCTGTTTATTTTCTTTAATTTCACTTAAGGCGCACGCCCTTTCTACTATTCCCAGCTTTGCCAACTTTTCAATAAATTTATTACTTACACTACATGAAGAACCAAATTTACTAACAGGCGTATTCATATAATCTTTTGTTTGACTATCAAATGACGGATTCTCTATATTACATCGAACAAATATAATTAGTTGCTCTTTAATAATATTCGCAGAAACAACAACCTTCTTTTTTTTTTCAATATAAGCAATCATTTTCTTCGTAATTTGATTTAGTATATAATCTACATGTTTTCCTCCCTTGCTTGTATTTATTCCATTCACAAACGATACTTGGGTGAATTCATTTGTCGGCGCAAGTGATACGATATATTCCCAATGTTCGCCACAATCTTCGTGTATTTTTTTACTAGAATCATCTAAATACTTGTCTACATATTGTACAAAATTTTTAACCGGAACAAGTTCTGAATTATATTTTACTTTTACACTCGTGTCTGTAATCGCGGCAATATCATAGACTCGTTTTATCATTAATGACTTCATTGAATCAGTTAAACTGCTTATTCCCAATCTTGCGTAGTCGGGTTTAAACCGGATTTTTGTATATGGCTTTGTTGAACATTTTCTAATAGTTGGTTTTCCCAACACATCCAAATTGTTTTCAAATGTTTGACAATATTTTAACTTTCTAACACTATCAACGGTTTCAATATATCCATATGTTGACCAGATTAATACTAATTTAAATCCAAAACCATTTTTCCCCCCTACTATTTTCTTTTCGTCTTTATTGTAATTTGTTGATGTTCTTAAATGTCCAAATATCATTTCGGGAATCCACAAATCATATTCGGGGTGTTTAGCAACATCAATCCCGTCTCCGTCATTTATCATTTCTATTGTTCCATCGTCTTCAATGCTAATATTTATATAAGATACTACGTTTGTATTTTCATTTGTTTCCTTTTGTTTTTTCATCCGGATTACATGATCCCGACAATTTACAATACCTTCGTCAAATAATTTATATAATCCGGGAATATACTCAACTTGCTTATTTACAATTGTATTATCCTCAAATACCCAACTATTATTTTCAACATTTTCGACTGACCCAATATAAGTATCGGGATTATCCAATATATGCTGTTTGTCGGTCTTTTTTTGGTATTGCTTAGCAAGGTCCATTGTTTATATATTTTTCTTTGTTTATTTTGTTTTTCAATTTTATTATTTATTATTTATTATTTATTATTTATTATATTTATGAGTCAGCGTATTTTAGGAAATAGAATGGTTTTTACTTATAAACCAACTACTATTCACAAAAAGGATTTAATGAACCCGAATTCAAATAACCTTTCAACTAAAAGATTAATTGCTTTAAAATTAATGAACCAAACACGATATATTCCTAGGTTGAACAATATGGAAAAAAAAGTAAATGATTTAGGCTATTTCGAAGGAGGACCTTATGGTTCGGGAGAAGCGCCAAAAAATTAATTTAATTTAAAATAAAATATTTATTATATACATATGAAAAAGCCTATGAGACAAAACGACGGTATGTATCACATTAACGGTAAAAAATTCCCAACACTAATTGGAACTCGTGCACAAGTTCACCACGGAACTGCGTATAAAACGGCAGGAGGATTAACAAAAGATAAACTTCTAATGAATAAAAATGGTCGCATTGTATCAAAAGCAAAACACACCACAGCCAAAAAAGAGAAACGTCTTGAAAAAGCCGGATTTTTCACCCAAAAAGGTAAATTCGGTTTTGTTCGCAAAGATGGTAAAGGTAAGACAAAAAAAAGAAGCACTAGAAAAAGAAGCACTAGAAAGTAAATAAATAATATATATTAATTTTAATATTTTAATATATAAATGGTAAAATTTACACGTAAAAAATATACCAATAAACGTAGAAAGTTAAATAAAAAGTTAAAGTTAAAAAAGTCAAAAAAACGCGTATTAAAAAGAAAACAATCAAAGCGTTTGTCTAGAAAAAATAGATTGAAAAAAAATAGACGCGTTGGAGGTAATTTGCCTAGTGAAAATACTAAAATATATGATAGAATTGTTTTTAATTATAAATTTCAAACTGGTGAAAATTACACAGTTAAAAAGGGTGATAAACTTCACGTGAAAATGAATGATGAAGAAGATTTTAAATCAAAAATATTTGATTATATAAGAATTTCGAATTATAATGAAGGCACTATTCGTTATACACCATCTATGATTAAGTTTCAAGATGACCTACCTGAACATAGAACTAGATCAATAAAATTTAAATATGTTAGTCAATTTAATTTTATAAATACAAAAGAGATATTAATTAAGGTTGATGAAAAAAAAACGATTCAGTTGTATAATGAGGGAAATTACGGAATTAACGAATAATTAATAAAATTGAAAATATATTAAATGCATAATCATTTAATATATTAATATGGAGAATCTTGCTGAAAAATTAACTCAAAATTTACTTAAAGAAATGTACAAACAACTTTGTTCTTCATTTCAAACTATGATTACCGAATCGGTTCGAACAGAACTTTCCGATCTAAATAATAAACTACAACAATTAGAATTTATTAAAAAACAACTATCTATGCTTAACAAACAGATGACTACAATTACTAGTGAATTTGAAAAATTTGATACAGAGAATATTAAAATGGATATAACAGAAAAAACATCACAACGTGAAAAGGAAGATTTGGCTGATAAAAAGGTTGACTGTCAAATGTTTAATGATATTCTTAATGGAGACTATACCAAAGATGACGTAGTTAGTTGTGATAATTTATGTCAAGACGCATGCGACGAAGATGAAGAAGAGGAAGAGGAAGAGGCAAGTGAATCAGTCAATGATGGAGAGAATGAGGACGAGGCAAGCGAAGCAGTAGAAGAGGAAGAGGAAGAGGAAGAGGAAGAGGAAGAGGCAAGCGAAGCAGTAGAAGAGGAAGAGGAAGATGAAGATGAAGATGAAGAGGAAGATGAAGATGAAGATGAAGAGGAAGATGAAGATGAAGATGAAGAGGCAAGCGAAGCAGTAGAAGAGGAAGAGGAAGATGAAGAGGAAGAGGAAGAGGCAAGCGAAGCAGTAGAAGAGGAAGATGAAGAGGAAGAGGAAGAGGCAAGCGAAGCAGTAGAAGAGGAAGAGGAAGAGGAAGAGGAAGAGGAAGAGGAAGAGGAAGAGGAAGAGGAAGAGGAAGAGGAAGAGGAAGAGGAAGA